GGCCAAGCGCCATCTCGTTTTCGCCGATCAGAACCATGGCGGGCAGGCGGTTGGTGCCGTTGAGCACTTCGCCGTCACCGATCGGGAAAACCTGCAATTCCTGCTCCGGCGCGCGCGGCGCGGCGGGTGCGGGTTCGACCGGCGCACCGGCGACTGCGATAGCGTCGCGGCTCGCTTCATCCGCCAGCGTGGCAACGGGGTCCAGGTGGCCGCCTGCGATCAACCCGGCAAGGGTGATCTGCTCGTCGCTGGCCATGTCGATCCAGCGCCCGTCGAACATCAGGCGCAGCTTGCGTTCGCCGATATGCTCGATCCGCTGCGCCTCGATCACCTCGCCGTGCTCGACCGGGACACCGCCGACGGTGCCGGGCTTCAGCGCCACGAAGGGGCCGGAGACATTGAACGGGATGCGGACAGCGAGGCGCGACATGGGCGATAATCCTGATTTGAATAGGGAAAAATGCGGGGGCACGTAGCCCCCGCACCGTGTCGCTGGTTAGGCGACGATGGCGTCGAAGAAGAAACCAAGGTCGGCTGCGACCTTCTTCATGTCGAAGCAGATTTCGATCTCGACGCGGTCGCTGTCGAGGTTCTCCATCCGGTACGACTTGACGCGGTTGCCCTCGGCACCGTTGCCGTAGCGGCCGGTCCACGAGAACGTGTAGCCCGCCGAAGGCGTCATCAGGCCGGCAGCGGCCGGCGAATAGGTGAGGAGCGCGCCCTTACCCATGATGAACGAATGGACGTTGGCCAGGCCCTCCTGCGAGGTGTTCTCGATGGCGCTCGAAACCAGAATTTCGTCGACCTCGAAAAGCTGCGCCAGGCGTTCGCGGTTCGCCATTGCGGGCGATCCGGCCGTCTGGCCATACTTCAGGCGGTCGATGATGTCCGGGTGATCCAGGAGGATGTCGTACACGGCCTTGCCAAGCGTCAGCTTGTTCGGCTCGTATCCCGTGCTCTCCAGGACGATGCGCTTCGCGTTGCGCACGTCCTCGATCGGCGTCGAAGCCGGATCGGACCACTTCAGCACCGAAGTGCCGACGGCAGGGTTGCTCGCGACGCCCGCACGGCCGAAGGACCATGCACCTGCGTTGAAATACGAACCCACCCACGCCTTCTCGCGCTTGATAAGCGCCTTGTGCGACAGCCAGGCCATTGCCTCGCGATCGAGGTTCAACGCGGCATCCGCATTCGCGCGGGTGTCGTCGTCGATGTCCTTGTGGAGCGCGTACTTCTGGCAGTAGTACGTCGGCGTGCTGTCGATGTCATAGCCACCGCCAGCGCTCTCCGCGCCCGCCGCGCGAAGCTGCATCTCGTCGCGGTTGAACTGGCCGCGGTCATAGGTGAAGTAACGATCCGACCGCTTCTGCACCGGGACGTTCGGGAAAACCCGCGACGCGATGAAGTTGTTTGCGTTCTGAAGAAACGCGATCGAAAGATTGGTTAGCGGCGTGTTGACATGAACGTCGCCCTGCGTCGGCTGCATTGTAGTTCCCCCCGATTAGGGGGCGGCCCCCGCCACCCCCTTTATTTCAACTGTGGCGTTAGCCGGCGACGCGCAGATTGACCGCGATCAGCGCGTTCTCTGCACCGGCGCCCTCGACTGCCTGCGCACCGTAGGGCGTGGCGCCCGTGACGGTGACACCGCGACCGTCTGCCGATGGGCCGACATAGGCACCGCCGGTGATTGCCGCCGATGCGCGCAGCTTCGACACACCAAGGATGCGAACGATGGCTGCGCGACCTGCGACCGACGGCTTGTTCTGAAGGATGCCGCCGGGCCGATCGCCCGCGACGCACGGCGCCCAGCCGGTCGGCGTCAGCTTGACGAACCGGAACTGGTGCCCCGACAAGTCCTGCGCGGCCGGCTGGTGGCCGATGTCCGTGCCGTTGCTCTGAAAGCTCATTTTGTAGTCCCCCCTGAAGGGGCAGGATTACCTGCCCCTAATTCCCCGAACCCCGACCGCCCCCGCGATCGTGGCTTTGACTATCAGCCCCGACGCGAGGCCAGATAGTCGTCGTACAGTTTCGGATTGGCGTCGAGCGCCTTCTCGTATGCCTGCGCATCCGAAAGTTCCGGCTTCGACTTTTTGATCTCGTCGGCCTTCACCTGGAGCATCGCGCCAGCATCACCCGACTTGGCGATCTTGGTCGATCGGCCGACGGGCTGGAACAACGGCGCCTGCACCGCGGCTGCGGTCTTCAGGATGCCTTCGAGAACGCCAACGTCGTCGCCGGTCGTGGCGCCCTTGGCGATGCGATAGAACAGGCCGCCGACGGCATCTGCATCACCGATGCCGATCTCGCGGGCCTTGGTGATGTTCTCGGCCGTCTCGCGGTCCTTGGTCATCTTCTCGACCGCGGCGGTCGCCAGCGCGGCGTCGCCGCGGGCCTTTTCGAGGATGGCGCGCATCGGGGCGGGAAGGCCCTTCAGCATTTCCTCCTCGGTGTCGGTGTCGCCCTTCGCCTTGGCGATCACGCCCAGCGCGTCGTCGCGCTCCTTGGTCATCGTGACCAATGCGGCTTCGGCGTCGGTCGCGCGCTTGGTGACTTCGCCAAGCGACTTTTCGATGTCTGCCAGCTTCTGTTCGATGTCGTTCATGTTGCCCCCCAGGCTTTTGAGAAAATCGGCGGCAACACTGGCCTCCGAACTTGAACCCCCCAATGCGGCTGCGCCTTCGATCGCTTTCGCGATGGCGTCGAGGCGCGCGCTGATACTGCCAGGCGCGGGAATGTCGCGGCTCTTGGCGATCAATACGTGTGCGTCGGGGTTGTCACCCTCGAACACGAGGCTGATTTCCTTGATGACCATATCGGTCAATTCGTGGGTCGCGCCGCTCATGCCGCAATCGCCTTCCGCTTGCCGGAGCCACCGATCGAGAACATCCGAAGGCGGCCCTCGACGACGGCCTTGCGCACGTCGGTGTTGTGGACTTCCATCTTGATCCAGGCGCCGCGCTTGTCGGTGGTGGCGCCGATCGCCTTGGCGAAGTCGTCGTCCACGATCACCATCTCCACGATGTCGCCCATCTGGTCGCCGCTATGGGCATGCTTCGCGACGCGCGCGTTGAGCATGAACCCGTGCATGGCCTTGGTGATCTCGGAAAGGGTGGCGGTGTCGCCGGAATAGTCCGCTACGCGGCTCGAACCCTTCTCGCAGACGTAAGCCCAGCCGGAGACATAGCGCCCCTCGGACTTGGACTTATCGATCTTGAAGGTGAGGTTCACGTCCACGGGCTGCTCTCTCGGGGCTGGCGGATGCCCCTTGGGGCTTCCATATCAGGCCCGAGCGCTGCTGATATGGAACCAGTGCCCGAGATTGCGCGTTGATGCGCGTTTGTCCGTCTATACGCCGTGCCGTGCCACGGCGCAAGACGCCATCAATGTTGCAGGGCTACGGTATCGGTGAGGCGCACGGGGCCATGCGGGCCGGGCGCATAGGTCGCCACGACGCGACCGCTCGCAATGACGTGGACCGTGGCGCCGCCCTCCAGGTGTTGCTCCACCTCCTCGGCAATCGAGCGCGGGTTGAGCGGCGCCTTCAGGCGAGTGGTGATGCTTTCGGCTTGGCGCCATCCACCATCCCAGCCGGTATGCTCTGCGGTGTCAGGCAGATGGGGATTGGCGCACCGTGGCGTGCCGTAGATGAATGCGCTGGTGCCCTGGTCGCGGGCGGTTGCGAGTAAAAGGCTCATGGTGATCTCCGTTCGCACGGAGAACACACACGCACCGCGACAGGTTCCAATTATTCGCTTGGCATGGCGATCTTGCGCACCTGCGCTGGCGTCAGGCCGGTGATGACGCAAACCGCTTCCACCGCCTCCTGCGCCCGCCGCGCGCCATACATCGCATTGTCCTCCGCCGCCCATATGGTGAAGCTGCACAGGGTCGCCATTGCGGCAATTTCCTCCGGGGTCGGTTTGCGGGGGTACTGGTCGCCCCCGCCGCGGTTCGGATCATCACGCGCCAACGGTCGCCTCCAGTTGCTTGCGGTACTGGCGCCAGCCGCGCAGGTTGCCGTGTTCGTGTTCGTGCTTCCATCGGCCATTGCCCATGCCGGACGAATACCGGCTATCCGGCGTCGCCTGGTGTTCCGCCGGGCTCGCATGCAGCGGGACGGCGCCCACCAGCTTGTCGTGAAGGGCGATGTCGGCCTCGACCGTGGGCCGCTTGCCGTCGTGGGTCATGTACGACACCCGCGCGCACCGCGCGACCGACACCTTGCGCTGGTCCTCGTCGGACAACAGGAAGTCGCCGTGCAGGCGGTCGTTCGTATCGAACCCGGTGTACGGCAGGTGCCATTCACCGGGGAGGAGGAAGTCGGGCACGGAGCGCTCCATCGCCTCGTGCATGCGATCGGCCAGCGCCTTGATCTCCGGCTGCGCGTCGGGGTGCCGGCGGAGCGCGAAAAAGTTGTCCCAATCGGTCGCCGTCACGATCACGTTGATATGCGCCCACGGCTCCAGGATGCGGTTCGCGATTTGTTTGTGGAGGCCAGCCTCCATCATAATCTCCGCGGAGCGGATCGCCTGGTACATGGCATTCGACCACTGCCACTTGGCCGACGCGAGTTCGTTGCCGATCAACTCGGCGCCGGCCTGCATACCCTTCTGCGCACCACCCCAATAGACCGGCGTTGCGGGGTCGCGCTTCAGGTCTTCAATCATCCTTTCGACCGGAATTGCACGCGAACTACTCGCGTTACGCGAGAACATACGGTGCGTCATGAACTCGGCATGGATGAAGCGCGGATAGCGCAGTTGCAGCGTGGTCAATCGGTTGCCGTCCGAGATGCTGTCGGCAATTACAGTGGCTTCGATAGTCATGGTCGGCGGTCATCCTCTTGCATCGGGCGGTTCATGGCGCCCCGCCCTTCCTTTTCTGCTGCGCGGCGCAGGCGGCGAACCATCCGGCTCCCCGAATGCACCACCTTTTCGGCGTCGTAGAGTGCCTTGTGGCCGGGCTTCACGTTGTCGAGCCGGGCCGCGGCGGAGCGCCAGATGGCCTTCGCCGCATTGAACTCGTCGGGCGTGAACTGGAGCGCTTCGGCGATGTCCTCGAACTCGGCAGTATATGGCTGCTGGTCTGGTCGCTGCGGATATTCCACGCGCACCAGATAGTAGTTATTCAGGCCGCCCGTTGCTTCACTGGCCATTGGTTTCCCCTTCGGTAATAGGGGCCGGCGAGCACCTGAAGTCCAGGCGCTGCCGGCCGCGGTAGAACTCGTATTTCGCATAGGTGATGATGACGCGCCCGCGCGCGCCGATCACGATTGGCGCCTGCGTCCTGAATGCCTCCAGGATGTCGGCGTCGGTCGGCGTGGCGATCATCGCGGCGCCTCCAGCGCAAGCATGCGGGCCGCCTTCCATGCGATCGGCATCGGCTCGCGCGGTTCGCCCTGCGGATGGCGCGACACCTCGACGCCGTTGACCACCACGTAAGGATGCTCCTCGACATAGTTGCACCGCGCACACACGCGCCAGCGCTCGCCATCCTCCTCGATCGCGCGCTCGAACTCGTGCGCGTCGTCGTAGCACCAGCGCGACACCGGGCCGCCCATGACGGGGCCGTTGCTCGCCAGGTCTGACAGGGACACTATGCCAGCACTCCACAGGCGCATGTCGGTGATCTCGGACAGGGGCACGATCATGCGACACCCGGCATGGATATGGCCAGCGCCGCGGCTCGCTCGCTGATAGGGTACATCACGGCGCCGGAGCGCTTGTAGAAGCGGCAAACGCCCCTCGGACCCTCCACACCTACCACCTCGGCCGTGATCTCGCTCCCTGCCAGTTGCTTGCCGGCCATGCAGGCCACGCGGTTGAACCCGGTATCCTCCATGGTGAACGGCGGCGAATGCTGGGGCTCGACGCGATAGGTCTTTTTCCCGCGGGTGTCGGTCACGACTGCATCTCCTCGACGCGGCGCACCACGCGATCAATGTACTCCCCGGGCTGCGCGCGGAGCCATTCGCCATGCGCCAGCAACTCGTCGGGGGTGAGGCCAAACCGGATGCCGGCCGGCACCTGCGCGCCGGCCATGCACATCACCACCAGCCCGGCGTCGCGGTCGACGTTCTGTTCGAAGGTCATGCCCCACCCCGCGTGCGGCGCAACTTCATCAACTGGCGCTTGCCTACATCGGTGAGTTCATATTTGCCGCGGCCAGTTCCGTTGCAGCACGGGCACTTTGACTTGGCGACTGCGCGCATAGATGTCCCCAGGGGATCAAGCGTGCCGCGCACCGCCAGCGCCGCTGTCGCGGTCGTTTTGTATTTACCGCGCCACTTGCCCATTTTGCGCTGACGCTCCAGCGTGTCGGTCATGCCCTTGGCGCCCTTGGTCGGGCGTATTCCTGTCACAGGATCGCGGCGGTTCATGGGGTATCTCCTATTGCTTGGCGTCGACCGTGTTAGCGGGACGTTTCTATCATTGCAACAGTGATAATCACGGGATGTTGTTTTCGCGCTTGATCCGCTCCGCATCCTGGTGCCCGCTCCACATTTCGTTCCACCCGGTTTCCAGGTACAGGTCGATCCGCGCCATGCAGTTCGCCGCGGCCTGGTGGTGCGTCCGTCCGTGGCCGGTGAACGTCACATAGTTCGGATACCGGAACGTGCGCTCGCCAAGGGTGTAGGGGTAGAGGTCGCCGCCCTCGCGGATGTCCAGGCGGGCATCCATCTTCCATATCCGGCCGCCGATCGCCTTGATATGCGGGCTCGCCGCGTTGTCGAGGTTCGACATCGACAAGGAGGGCGACGCGCTCACGCGCGCCATGGCGTCCAGCAAGTCCTCCAGCGGCATATTGGCGTAGCGCGGCTGCTGCGGCCCCGTCAGGTCTTCGACGATCACGCGCCGCGCTCCACTAGCCACACATCCATCGCCGAACGCCCCTCGGCGGTGAGGCGGCCTTTCACGAAGAACCCGGCGTCGGGGTGCAGTGCGCCGAACTCCTGGACGCGCTCGCGCGACCACAGGATAAACCCGGTCATCCGGCCGCCCGGCCACTCGATCACGTCGGCGGCCAACTGCGCGTCGGGCTCGCGGCCCTGCTCCTTCGCGTAGGCGGTATATTGTAGGGTGTAGGTCATGGCCGCCCCTGCGATATTGCGAACATCCGATCGTTCACGAAGTTGTACGCGGACAACTTGACCCCGATGGGGATTAAGGGCTGGCGATAGACAGCGGTTGCCCATGCGATCTCCACAGCCTCCTCGACGGTGGCATACCGTGCGCGGGCACTCATATCCCGGCCCCGTCGTTGAATGCGATACCGCGCCACTCGGCAAGGATGGGCAGCGCCCACCGCGCCTCCGCGGCGATCAGCGCAGCCCCGCCGGTGCCGAACGCGCATGGCACCAGCTTGCCGTCGCTCACGCGGATAAGCGCGCCCATCTCGTGATCGTGGAGCGGCACCAGCGTGCGGCCCTCGCGGTCTGTGACCGTGCCCAGCTTCATGCCAGCACCAGTGCTGAAACCATGGCGCCAAGCATCAGGCCGATTGCCAGCCCCAGCGAGTACCATTTGACCGGCGACATCACGAACGGCTCCGTGCTATCGACGGGCTTGGGCATGGGGAGGGGCGAGCGACCCTGAAGGACGCCGATCGTCGCGCGCATCGCCAGCGCGATCTGCCGCGCGCGATGGGTGGACACCTGTTCGTCGGGGCTATCGAGTTCGGCGCGCATGCGCTCCAGGCACTCGATCAGGTCGTCGTATGGCCCCGGCTTGCGGGGGGTCGTCACAGGATGAAGGCGGCGAACACTGCGGCCCAGATGGCAATCGCGGCGCCGAAGATCAGCGTCATCTTGGCGAGGAACTTGATACCACCGATTGCGGCGTATCCGGTGTAGGGCTTGATAACGTACATGGGGCGTCTCCTTGCTTGGCGACGCCCCATGTATCTCATTCTGCCATCATGTCAACAGTGATGATGGTTATTGCGCAAACTCGTACCGATGCTCGCCCACCTTGCGGAGGATCGTGCCATCCTTGACGACGACAGTGGAGCCGTTCGCCTTCAGATAGGCGTTGATGCGCGCGATCGTGGTGGCGGTCTGCAACTCGACGAGGCCGTCGCCATCCTTGTCGTTCAGGTTCTCGCCAACGTCGAAGCCGGGCAGTTCGGTCGGGGTGTTGACCGCGAAGCCCTGCGCGTCACGCGTGCAGTTTTTCCCGAGCGAGATGGTGACATTCGACGCCTTGCCGCCATCGCGGAACTTAACGAACAGCGTTCCCGGCGCAACGTCGATCGCGCATTCCTTCGGCGCGATGATCGAGCCCGGACCCGCCCAGAAAAGCGGTTGCTTGCCCTTTGAGATGAACGTGATCTTGTCGGCCGTGATGCTGGCAGGCCCCATCCCATACGCACCGTCGGCGCGCGTGTTCAACTGGATATGCGCCTCGGTCGGGTTGATGCTTACGATGCTGGTGGCGGTCACTGGCGCGTACCAGAAACGATAGTTGATCTTGTTCTCGGCCGACACCACCCGATCGAGCACAACGTCGCGCGCCTTGCCATCATAGCCACCATCGGTGCAGCCCGACAGCGTGACATTGCGCAGCGTGATCCCGACGAAGCCCCATTCCGCCAGGAAGCAATCGCCCTGCCGATACGTGTCATCCGCAATCGTCTTCCAGTCGCGGATGATCGTGTTTTCCACGAGCAGATTGGTGCCCTGCTTGGCGAAGATGCCGGCCGGGTAGAGGGTGTTCTTCTGCGGCGCCTTGCCGATGAACTCGCTGTCGATGATGCGCAGGTTGTCGATCGGCTTCTCGATGTTCACGGCGCGCTGTACGGCGGTCACGGTGACGTGATCCATCACGGTATCCGAGCCGTCGCCCTTGGCCGTGTCCCACCACTTATAGGCGCCGTCGGAGGTGTACGGACTTTCGGCCGATCCGATCTGCGCGCCAGGCCGCGGCGTGACGCTCGATGCGGCAATCGCCGGGCTACAAAGGAGCCCGGCGCAAGCGATAATCAGTGCGGTAATTCTCATGGTCTATACTTTCTCTTGTTGAATTTTACGCAAACTAGGGAAGTCGGCGAACGGTGATCGCCCCCATTCGGCTGTAACTATTCACGGTTCCAGTGCTGGTCGTGATGTAGTTGATGAACGGATAGAGGCGCTTGGTCCAATCCCAACCCACGGGCGCATCGAACTCCTCCATCTCAACACCAGCCTCGTCGAGCCACATGATGCGGTTCAACTTGGGGTAGAGGCGAACACCGAACGATCGCGTGAAGTTCGCAAGCCCTGCGCCAACGCCGAAGCCCGGGTAAACCACCGACGCCTTGGCCTTGTCGACGCCCCCCTGGAACACATGGGAGTAGCCGGTTGCGGCCGACGACGTGCCGGTCTGAAGGGTGGTCGTGGCCGCGCCGACGTTGGACACGCAGATTACATCGGTCTGCGAGGCGAGTGGAACGCTCTTTTGCGTCGCGAAGCCGGCGAACAGCTTGCGCGCGGCGTTCCCGTTCTCCTCCTTCAGGCCCTCGAAATAAATGTCCACGACACTGAAGTCCGAAGGCACGATCCCGGCGTCGTAGATCAGGTTGATCTCACTGTCCGCGGTCGCCCCGCCATAGACACGCGACTGCATGCCCTGCGCACTGAAGCTGATAGTCCCGCTGCCCGTTGGGGTGCCGAAGCCGGCGACGATGATGGCCGCGGGCCGCGCGCTCGCGTTGCGGAGTTCGTAACGCTCCTCGACCAATGCGCCGATGTCCGGGGTGAGCCGGGTAGGCGCGACGGGCGCGCGAAGCGGGCCGGACATGATGCCGATGCGGTTGAGGTCGCCCGAACCGCGCCAGTGGTAGGTCGCCACCCACTTGTTGTTCACGGTGTCCAGGACGATCGTGCCAACGGCTGCGCCGATGGGGCGCACGTTGGCATCGCCGACGCCCAGGATCGGGCGCACCTTGCCTTGGTTATGCAGCCGGCCTTTGCTGTCCATGAAGGCTTCGGCGATGATGCTGGAGCCCTGCACCGAACCCGACGACGGCGAAGACGCCCCGACAAACGCGGAATATACCCCGTTCGAGATTTTCCGCATGCCGGCGACAGGCGGGAAATTGCCGATGCGCTTGCCGTTGAGCACGGTGGGATCGTCGGTCACGATGCCCGCGGTGGCGCGCAGCGGCGTCAGGCGCGTGACCGTGCCTGCGATGGGATCGTCGGACGCCCACTGCATCGAACCGCTCTTGTCCGTGCCTGCGGCGAGGCTGTAATAGACCCAAACCCACGGAGCGCCCGTCGCCGGATTGATAAGGTCTGGATACGGGTTCGGACCGCTGCGCAGGTATCCGGTGTGCCCATCGCCCACCGCGCCAAAGTCCGGGTTGTTCAACAGGATCGTCGAGCGCGACGCCGGCAGCACGAAGTTCAACCCGTCCGTGGATACGGTGCGGATGGTTGCCTGGTTGTAGCGGTAGCCGGTCGCGTTGTTCGTCTGGCAGGTGAGGATCACGTTGCCGTTGTAGATATTGACATCCGGCGTCTCGATCTCTGTAAAGCCGGCAGGATTGGTCTGCGGTTGACCGCTGCCGATGATCGGGTTCGCCGTCGGCTTGCTCGCGATGCTGTCGAACCAGCCCGCCAGGAGCGCATCATCATAGGACAGCCACTGCGCGGTGGTCGCGTCGCTGCCGCGGCCCACCCATAGCCAAATACCCTCCGTCCCGCTGCCGTGGTCGTCGGAAAAGTAGGTCGCCCAATCCGCCGGGAAGGCGGCGAAGTTGCGATAGTCGACGAGGCATGGCCAGTATGGCCCCTTGCCGGCGCTGGTCATGGTCGCCGGCTTGGTGATGAACGTATCGTTCACCAGCGTGGCCGAATAGGTTTCGGTCGGCGCTGGAGCCGTGGCCGTGAGGGCCGCGAGGATGGGGCGCAGATACGTGGCCCAAAACGAATAGAACGTCGGGCGCGGATGCGTGCCATCGGTGGTCGGATAGTTGGCCGTGCCGTTAGTCAGCCACTTGTCGGGGAAGGCTGGGTCATAGCAGGACGGCGCATAGTCGAAGGTGCCCGCGATCGTGCCGGCCGCCACCTCGGCCGCCAGGCTGTTATTGAAGACCGTGCGGGTGCCGCCCGTCTCGTATCCGCCCTGCGGGGTCTGCCCTGCTGCGCTCGCCCACTGGTCGCTAGGCGACGAGGTGCGCAAGGTGATGAAGCCCTCGTGGATTTTCAGGTTCGGGTTTACCGCCTTCATCCGCGCCCATACGTCGCGCAGGTTGGTGAGCACCGCCGCGGCCGAATTGCTGCCGCCTGCGATGTCATTGAACCCGAGCATCATAAAGGCATGCGTGTGGTAGCGCATCGCCTCGATACGGTTCGCGCTGTTGGCGCCGCCGTTGCCCGCCCAATACTGGATGCGATCAGCCGGCTTGCCGATCTTGGTGTAAGGGACCGCCGCCGCATAGGCCGCGCGCGCGAACGCGCCGCCACCTGCGCCATCGGAGCCGATCGAGCCCGCCTTCGCGTCGCCTTGTCCGAACGTGAGGCTGTCGCCAACGCCTGCCACGGCAACGCCGGCATGCGTGCCCACCACCAGCCACGGACGGAAGATACGGGTCGGCTGCGAGGTGCCGCCGCCGGCCTGCGCGCCGCCGTAGACGCCCATGGTCGTGTTGCCGCCATAGGCGCAGCCCTCGCCGGTCGTGCCGGTCGAACCGCCACTGCCGTCCGAGATGAAGATGCGGTTGGTGCCCGAAGCCGGGAACGTCCATTCCATCTTGACGAACAGCGTGGTCGTGCCGGCAGCGAACGTGGTGCGGCCCAGGACCGACGGCAGGATGACATCGCTCCAGAACACGCCGCTTGCCGGGAACGTGCTGGTCGTCGACTGCCCACCGTCGAAGGTGATCGCGCCGAACACGCTTCCGTTGCTGTCTTCAAGCTGCGCCGCGAACGTGGTCCCCGCCTGTGGCGTCAACACCACCTCGCCCGCGCTGTCCTGCATGTAGAAGGTCGGGAATGCGATCTTCATGTCGGTGGTGGTCGCGAAGACCGGGATTTGCGCACGGCCGACAGCGCGGGTCACGCCCGCCGTGACCGTCGAAACGCCATCAGGGAGGAAGCCGCCGCCCGCCATGGTGCGCAGCGAGAACGTAACGGCGCCCACCGTCACCACGCCGCTCGCGCCGTTCGCGCCGGTTGCGGATACCGAGAAATTGATGTTGCCGGCCGACATGGCCGAATTGCCGACAACGACGGTCCAGCCCGCAAGCGAACTGCCATTGACCTTCAGGCGGCCATCGTTCGGCGTGATCGTTGGCGTTACGCCGTCGGGCACGTTCGAGATGACCGATACCAGCGATCCGGCCGTGGCGTTCGCGGCGATCGTCGGGTTCGCGGGCGACAGCGCCAGGTTCAAGACGGGCGCTACGACATCCGGGTTCTTGGCGGTGAGGGCGAAGGTTTCGCCGACGCGGCGCTTGCCATCGCCGGAGGTGGCGAGCACGCCGATCTCGTACACGGCCTTATCGACCGATGCCGACAGGCCGGCGACGATCGCGGCGCTCGACGTGGACAAGGCAAGCTGCGCAGGCGTGTTGCCGAAGGTGGAATAGCTGGTCGCGCCCAGCCCGAGCCCGGAGAACGGATCGTTGATCGTGGCGACAGTGGCGCCGGCCGCGACGTTGGTGGAAAATTCACCCTTGCTCGCGGTGAGCGACGCACCCCCGCCGAACCCGACTGCCGATGGCTTCACCAGCGTCTGATTGATAATCAACGGCCGACGCTGGCGCGTGATCTGCTTCTGCGTACCCATTTGGTGCCCCCACCTGTCGGGCGCCCCCGCGCCCATCGCGGCGGAACCTAACAGACGGGGGGTGTTGCCGCAATGTCACAGCCGGGCACCTCGGTATTCAGGGGGCGGGAGGCGTCCACCCCAACTCGATCAACTTGGCGCGCACCTGCGCCTCTTGGGTGTCGATCACGCGCTGGTAGAATTGGCCTTGAAGGTCGATGCTGGTCTGGATGATTACGCCCGCGCCAGCGATCTCCGTGTTGATCTTGTACGTGGCGTCGAGCGGGTGCGGTTCGCGCTTCACATCGCCTCTACCACGCGCCGGGCCGGCGACGCCCTCACCAGCGCGCGCGCCAGGTCTTTCATGTCGAGCCCGTATTTGCGCTCGAACTCGGGTTCGCCGATCCGGTGTTGCTCCTCGTGGTGCGCCCGACAGCCGGGGATGGTCCATCGATCCGATGGCTTCAGCCCCGTGCCGCCGTCGGTCCCATTGCGGACGTGCATCACCTCGATAGGCCGCCCAGGGCACCCCTGCACACAGCATTCGTGGTCGCGCACGAAGTCACAGTGCTTGGGGCTCCGGCGCTTCACCTTGGGTGCCCGCTCCTCGCGCGCCTCCGTGTGTTCGCCGTACATGGCGTCGAGCCCCATGGCCTTGCGATCGGCCTTCCCGCGGGGGCCGCGGATGCGTGGTGGCAGGGTCACTTCAGCGCCTCCACGACGGACCGATGGATGACAGCGGACCGGCTCTGGTCCCGATCGTCCAGCGGTGCCGGCAAGCGCTCCAGCACGCCCTCCAGCACCGCGCGCAATTCTGTCGATAGGGTGGGAGGCGTCGGGGTGGCGGCGAGGCTTGCGATAAACTTGTCAGCCAGCTTTTCCGCTGTTTCGAGTAGGAAAAGACCCTGCATAGTTTGCAGGAACGCCTGCCGTAGCACCTCCCCCTCCTGCGACGTTGCGGGCTGGGTAGCGAGGGCGGGGAGATGATTACGGACGGCAAGGCCGAACTCATTAAGGTACGAGCTATCGGCATCCAGCACGCCAAGCGTCGTCAGTCCCTCCATGACCTCACCTGCATATTTCCAGTGCAGCCGCCATTTGCCGGAGACGTACAGCATCGCTGCAAGAACCGCCTCGCGCTGGGTTTCTGTCAACGAGGCAGCGACTCGCCCCACCTCTCCCGCCTGATTGGTCGCGGATAGGCTCGCCTCCTCCGCCGAAAAAGCCAGCATGGCCCCCACGCGATCGGCGCTGCATTGCTCCAGCACCTTGCGCGCATGCTCCGCGCGCTCGACCATGGGCCGCTTGTGCCCGGTCAACGCGGCTTACTCACGATCTCGCATCCCACGGCCCGGAACGGCCCGCCGTCGGTGCGGAACACGTACGCGCGGCCCGCCTTGCCATCATATCCGCCGTCCGTGACACCCGCCGAATAGTTCTTGTGGTGGTGCGTCACGCGCGAGGGGTGAACCACCTCGCCGTCGACCGTGTACGCGACGCCGTACAGTGCCAGGTCATCCTCCACGCTGCGCGGCGCCTTCGCTTCGGCGATCAGCTTGCGCAAGCGGGGCTCGATCTCATTCTCCCATGCGCTCCGCGGGGATGTCGGCATGGCAGGCATGCCAAGCATAGACGCCACCGCGTAGAACGCATCCGTATAGCCGTTCTGCGCCTTGGTATCGAGCAAGGCCACCACGGCGTCCGCGATCTCCACCTGGACGCGCGCGCGCTCGATGATGGCGGCATGGAGGTCTTTGTCGACGCCGGTCGCCAGCGGCAATGCGGCGTTCGTGATTGCGTCGATCGTGCTGCGCAACTGGTAGCGGCCGGGCGTGTCCATCAGCCTCGCCCCCCTTCAATGATGCGCGAGGCGGTGCGCAAGGCGCCGCTAACCCGGTCCATGGTCAAGCTGTTGATCCCTCCCTGCCCGAACCCCTGCGACAGGGCTTTGAGGATGTCCGACACGGATACGGGTTTGTCCTCCGTCTTGGCCTTCAACGCCTCGACAGTTGCCGGCACGTCAGTGCCCATCGTGATCCCTGCGCTGGGGCCCCAGCGCTTCGGCTCCAGCACCGGAACGTGCTTGGGGGTAGGATACCCCAGCGCGTTGCATGTCTCTATCAGCGTGCGCGGCGGCAACTTTGACAGTAGGAGCGCAATTACCTGGTGGCACTCCTCCAGCGCCTCGCGCGCGTCGCCCATGTTGTCGATCAACTCCATGTTGAACGTGCCGTCTCCGGCATCCGCGATATGATTAAGTGATCCGGCCATCAGTAATCCCTCTCTGCCCATTCCTGGTTTGCTTTTTCGCAATCCGCGACTTCCTCGTTGAGCCGGGTGAACTCGTCGTCGGACAACTTCACTTCCGGCCCATGCTCGTCGTGCCGGTCGGCGAATAGCCATGCCGTGCATTCCGAAACGTAGATGCCGCACCCGCGCCCTTCGGAGGTGATCGTGCAATCCACCTCCAGCACCGCCCCGTTGTCGGCGTCGAACCTGCGGAGATGGTACATCAGCGCCCCCGGAAGCGCGCGTGACCGCGGGCGAGCCACGCCTTCCACGGCGACTTCGGCTTATCCGGCACCGGCCATATGCGGGACACCCGCCGCTCGATCTCGTACAGCGCGCACGGGAACTGCGCGTTGACGCGGGTCACGAAGGACTCCGCATCCAGGTAGAACCGGAACGCGGCGATCTTAAACCCCTCCTCGTCGATCACCGTATTGGGCAGGTCGCCCACGATCACCGCGTCGAGCGGGTGCGTCTTCGGCTGCGCGTCTGCCAACAGGTCGATGTCGCGCGTGATGCCGGGTTCCTTCATCCGGTCCGGGTGCCGCTGCTGATAGTCGGCGAACAGCGCCATCATATCCTTGATCGCCTCGCGGTGGTGCGGGTCGGACGCCATCGTGAGGTAGGCGCGGAGCACGTCGTATGCGTGGCGGTCGCGCGCGCGGAACAGGATCACGGGTTCGTCAACCGGGATCGCCTCGCCCGACTTGCGGTTCACGAACTGCCCGTTCTCGAACTTGAATTTGCGGTCTTCAGCCATGGTATCTCCTATGCTTGGCCCTTGCTCCACTATCACAGGGGTGATGCAGCGCAAGGGCCTAAGCGATTATTCGATGTCGTCGCCGTTGCGGCGTGCGTTGCTGGCGGCCTCGGACACGGCGCTGTCGGCCAGGTCGTCGATCGAGCGCTCCAGGCGCTTTGCCGCCCGCTCCAGCGTCGCAAGGTCTTCATCGGACACATACACCTGAAGGACCGGCATCAGTCCATGCTCCCGAGCACGTAGCCGACAAGCAACAAGATGGCTTCAGTCCAATGCCCGGTGGCGGCCATCAGGAATATCGCGAGATAGACAGCGCATCCCATTACTTCTCTCCCATCATGCGGGCGTCCCGGTCGCGATCATGCGCGCCGTCCTCCCATGCCTCGCGCGCCTCGCGGCCCGCCTCCGTCTCGATCCAGCCCTTATTGCCGCACGATCCACACCCGTTGCCGTAGCAGTTGCCGCAATCCTCGCGTGTGCGTTCACCGGGCATTGGGTTGGCCCTCCGGCGTCGGCTTGCGGGGCTCGTCGCCGCTCCCATGGCACCGTGTGCAGGGCACGGAATGCGCGGTCATGCGCCCCATGCCATCGCATCGCGTACAGCGCGTCACCGCTGCACCGCCCGTTCGCGCAGCATGGCGTCGGCGATCGTGTAGGCCACCCGTGCGATAGGCCCACCTGCGCGAGTGCCGTTGGCGATGTCCTGGATCACCTCGTCTTCCATGCGGGTCATCATGCCGGCTACGACGCGCCCTGCGAACTCGTCGCGCAGGGTCACGCCGCCAAGCAATCCATTCTGCCCGGTCAAGGGCGGGTTGTAATAGGGCTCTGCCATCAGCCCTCCCCCTCGGCGTCGACATAGCCCTCCGGCGGCCCCAGGCGGCGGATGGCGTAGCGCAGCGCGTAGTGCTCCTCGTCGATCGCCATGGGCGCGGCCATCACCTGCCGCTTGATCTCCTCGACGATCGCGGCGTGCGGGTCGGTCCAGCCCTCGGGCTTCACCACCTTGTTGTCGCCCTCGCGCCGGACAGCGTACTTCGTGCCGTCGGCCTTGGTGTGCAGCTTGGCCATGTTGGCGCCGTGCGCGAGCCGCCAGAATGGAGCGGCATTCAGCCCCATCTCCATCGGGATACCCAGGGCGAAGTAGATCACGTCCATGGCCGCATCGATCTGCTGCGCCATGGTGTCGATGTCGACGATATGGTTCCCGATCGCGTGTCGCATCGACACCTCGGCATCGCTTGGCGTGTCGATCAGGAGTTCGCGCACCTCGCTATCCATCCACTCCGCGCGCCGGGTCGCCTCGTCGAAGGTGAGCATCCGCGGGTGCGACGCGATCAGGTCGGGTGCCAGCGCCTTGTGGAACTCGGCAACGTCGGCAAGCGCCTCGTCGAGCCCGTGATCGTAGCCGATCGAGATGGAGCCTTGGCGATACGGACCCTCTCCCACCGCTGGAACGCCGCGCACGGCATCGTCATGGACACCGAACAGTTCGATCCACGCCTTGCCGTCCCACTTCTCGACGCTCTCCACCTCGCCCTTCGGAAGCATGCGCAGGAGCGCGTGCGTGGCCGGGCTCGTGTGCGCGTACACCACGCCCAGGTCTTCGATCTCCCCCGACGCCGCGCGCTGCGTGAACCGGATGGCGTATCGAGGATGATAGCGCAGGCCCAAGGGCAGGCCGGGCGCATCGGCAGGGCCGAATGCCGTTTCCGCCAGGTCGCCGGCCCCCTGGAGCGCGTCGCGCACCTGCTGCGCGGTAATGTAGCGGTCGCCGCGGAGCATGGCGCAGATGCTGTCGTGAAGGCGCGTGGCGAGGTGTGCAGCGGGCGTGCCATCCGCCTGCATGCCCGACAGGCTGAACGCTGCGGTGCGCACCTCGCCTATGGTGCGGAAGCTGTCGGCGAAGCCGTGCCCGAACGACGGGTTTTCGGCATCGAGCCCCTTCAGGGCTTCATCCATAGCCGACACCATCTGCCGGTTGGTCGCAGCCTTGGCCATGGCGCTGCTGGCGAGAACGTGGCCAGTGAACTTCGGCGACGAGGGGTTTGCCTTGGCCTCGTGTTCGGTGGCGTACAGTTCGAACTGGTCGCGCGCGAGGTGCAACGCACCTCGTGGGGTAATCGTTGTCATGGGGTGCCGGGCTCCTATGCTTGGCAGTGGAAGCCCGGCGATACTCGCGCTACGTGACTATTGCAACAGGGATATAGAACCCGGATGCCCTTATCGTATGGATGGCGCCCGGTAGCTTGGCGCGTATCCGGCAGATGACAGCCCCCAATGAACTGCGCGCCCAATCGGGCTCCTCGTCAGGGTTGGGATACATCAACTCGATCATCTCGCCGTATCCGATCACCTCGCCGCGCCGCAACAGGAGGCTCGTCAGCACGACGTGCTCCATGGGGGAGAAATGCACGATCCTCCCCCGGAACTGGCATTCACGGCGCCGGTGTTGGGGCCACGTCATCGACAGCATCACCGCCTCCATCGTAATCGGTCGGCGGGGCCTGCTCTGCCACCAGCAACATTGATGCCGTGGTGTCGTCTTCGTTCGGGATGCCCATCACGAGGTTGCGCCAGTCATCGACCATCGCGTCGAGCGACAGCACCGCGTCCTGCGTGTCATCGTCCTCGGCCGCCTTCTCGATCACCTCCGTGACCGCCAGCGCGAGGATGGCGAACACGTTGGCCAGCATATCGGCATCGGTCATCGCCTCGATACCGTCGATCTGGTCGGCGAAGCGCGGGCGCACCCACTGCCCGAGCCCGCCGCCCTCGCGGTTCCAGTCCGCGACCGGAAGGAACGTGACCATCGCCGGGTCCGTTGGCCGCCTGCCCTGTGTGACCGTGCCCAGGAACACGTCGGCGGTGTCGATGCAGGCGCGATTGAGGGTCTTGCCGAACGCGGCGTCATCCTCCCGCGCATGGGCGGCAAGCACCTGCGCGATGAACCCGCGCACGATGCCGTCTGCCGTGTCGGGGTCGCCTAGATACGCCTCGTGCTCGCCCACCTTGGCGGCCAGTCCCCCGAGATAGTTGCCGTCCTGTATGGGTTGATTGGGCATTTACTTCACCTTGCCTTTGCCGTCATGGCCTGCACCATTCGGGAGGATCAGCACCTCAATGATATGCGTGCTGGACTTCCCGAAACCGTCCGCATCACCCTTCCCATATTGGGAGGTTGTGACCTTCTGTACCAACATGCGGGTATTTGGCGGCAATATCAACTCCTTTTCCCCGGAGTGATTGGACAGCGCGCCGCCGCCCGGCATTGAGCCCGGACCGACGTACAAGCCCTTCACACCGGGGCCTACCACCATCTTCAGGTGGACATTGCCGCTCCACACGTTCGGATCGACCGCCGTCGACTGAATGGCCGGCTCCTGGAGCACCTTGCCCACCGATCCCAACAGCGCCTTCATGGCCGCGCTGTCCGGCGACACCTTGCGCGACAGGATGGTGCCCGGCGCGATCTCGTGCCCGAGCGTCTGGATGGCCTCGCCAGCCGCCTTGCCCGCGCCCGTCGGGTTGCCTTCCCACATCCCCTTGTTCATCGCCCCATAGCCGGCGCCGGTGTAGGACTTGATCGCCGCCTGCTGCGTCTTCGGCATCTTGGCGATGGCCGCCTGCGCCGCACTGGCATAGGTCTGCGTCGTCAGCTTGCCGTTGGCATAGGTCGCGGGCGCCGGCAGTCCGACCGCGTCGGGGTTCACGATCCCCGCCTTGCCCAGGTCCACGTACTTCCCGATCTTGGCCGCCGCTTCCTTGACCGACGCCACCGGGAACGCCTTGTCGAGCGCTGCCAGCGGGTGCCCATCGCCGAAGCGGAACACCTTGGGCGGGTTCAACTGTGCGTCGATCTCGTTGAGGGTCTGTGTCGCGTACCCCTTGATATGCTGCGAGGGGTGTTCGAGCACCGGCTTGGTGACGCCCGTCAGGGTGCCCGTTGCCTTGTCCACCAGCGGCGCCTGGAGCGACGTGACCGCCTTGGGATCGCCGGTCTTGGCCGCCGCGAAGATGGCCTGCGCTGCCGCGTGGTTCACCTCGTTGACCATGGCCACGCCCGACGGACCCGGCTTGCCAGTCTCACCCCATGCGATGAACGACGGAGGCGCCGACACCTTGGCCGGGTCGAACTTCGGCGTCTTGTCCTTCGCCTTGGCCTTGGGTGCGGGTGCAGCGGTCGGCATCACGGCCGGATGCGCCGCGGTCGCCGTCTGCACGCCGCTCGCACTCACGATCGAGGCGATGGCGTCGGTCTGGTACTTCAGCACCTTGGCGTTCTGCGAGTTCGTACCGAAGGTGTGGACGCCGATCGAGGCCAGCGCCGTTTCCTGGTCGATGATGCCGGCCTTGAACGCCGCAACGTCCTTCTCGATCGCGTCGGCCTTGGCCACCAGCCCCTTATTCGGGTTGGCCGGGGTGGCGATGTTCATCGGCTTCTGCGGCATAGCAATCTGCACCGGCTCCGATGCGACGCCCGCCACCATGGCCGCCTTGGCCGCGCGCGTGGTCGGCTTCACCGCCGTGGGTGCCGCCTTCAGGTCCGCAAGCTGCCCTGCCCCCTGCGCTGCCTGCGCCTGCGCGAGGAGTGCGCTGTGGTATGCCGCGATCTTGGCCGCCGCTGCTGTCTTGGGGGTGCCATCCTCCTTCGTGGGCCACACGACCTTGCCGCCCTTGCCCTGCGCTGCCGCCTGGAGCGCTGCGATCGAGCCCTGCGGCTCCTTCGACGCCGCCTCCATCTTGCTCGCCAGGGCGTTGTAGAAGTTCGCCGACGAGGCCAGCGTGCCGTGCTCGACGCCGAACTGCGGCTTGACCGATCCCACGGGCGCGGTGCCGCCGTCCGGCTTCTGGTACTTCGCCGCTACCAGCGATCCGACGTAGGCGTTGAGCGCCTTGGCAGGTGCATCGCCCTTCCACGTCGCATCCTCGACATTCTGCATCGCTGCCGTGATCTTGCTGCTGTCACCCGACTTGAAAGCTGCATGGGCATCGGCTGCGAGATTGATGAAGCTGGCCTTGCCCCCCAAAGCGCTTTCCGCGGGAGGGGCGGGCAGGGTCGCCGTCGAGCGCGCTGCCGGCGTCGCCTGTCCCGGAACGGTCGCTTTGGCTTCAGCCGCCATCTGCATCGACGCGATATGCGCCTCGGCATGATCCGCCAGCTTCCCGTAGTTGGTGTGCCCCGCCGATCCGAACCCGTAGAGCGACGAGTGCGTATCGGACAGGTCGGCGTTCGCCTGCGCGAGTTTCTTCACCAACCCGATGTCGCCGGACTTCGCCGCCTGGTCGATCACCATGGCATAGGTCGCGAACTGCGCGGGGCTCTTGTACCCCTCGTTGAACGCATCCTTACCCAGCGGAACAGGCCCATCCGACGTGATCGGAGCCGTTTTCACCGGATCGCTGGTACTAAGGGGGCCTTTCTGTGTACTCTTAGGCGTTTGGATTGGTGCCGGCTGTGACACTACGGGCGCCGCGGCCTCCGTATCGAGCCCTGCCGCCTTCAGGATGAACGCGCGGCGCGCTACCAGCGCCTCGGTCAACATCGCCTTGTCCATCGGCCCTGCATGGGCGTCCACGATCGCCTTGATCTGGTCGGGCGTCACCGCTGCCAGCTTCTGCGCGCTCGCCTTCAGGTCGGCCGCGGTCATGCTGCCATAGGTGGCGTGGGCATAGGCGTTGTTCGGGATGCCCGGCACCGCCCCGCGCATCGACTTCCACTCGATCACAGTGTGCGGCAGCTTGCCGTCGGCGAACTTCGGGGCGCCCTGCGCGCGGAACATAAGGGCACCGCCCGGATCGATGTTGAACGCCTTGCCGTCCTTCATCATCAGGTTGTCATTGCCCATGCCCACGGCGTCGTAGTTGGCCAGCCACGCATGCACGGCGAAGTCCTGCTGCGCCGCCTTCAGTGATGCCTTGTCGGCCGGGCTATACCCGCTCGCGCCCGTCAACATGGTGGAGGCAACGCCCATGCCGCCGCCATGCTGCCCCTGTAGGTCCACCACCTTCATGTCGGGCACGCCGACGCCGGCCGCCGCCAACAGCTTCGATGCCATCACCTCGTTGTGCGCGTGCGATCCGTCCTTGGTCGGGTTGTTCGAGCCCTTGATAAGCACCGATGCGCCATTGCCGTCGGTGTAGAGCGCGCCCGGATTGGACCCGCCCGGCTTGGCCCCCTTTTTTTCATAGTCGGAAAGTTTCGAGACTGCGGCCCCTCCCCCCTTCGTATCCGCGATCGTTTTCGCAGCCTGCGTCGAGGTCAACTCGCTCCCATACTGGTGAAGCTGCATCCACCACTTGTCGTTCGAGTTCGCCTTAGCGCCCGACGCGATCTTGGCCTTTACCGCTGCTGCCTTCTCCGGGATGCCCGATGCCTGGAATGCAGCCGCCGCGATGCCCGGCCCGTCTGTCGACGCCAGCCCGTACAACGCCGCCGCTTTCTTCCCGTACGCAGGGTTGGCCGCGGAGCCGATCTTAGGCGGCAGGAGCACGCCCTTGCTGTCGTATGCCTTCCACTGCCCCCCAAGGCTGCTACCGGCCTCGTAGCGTGGTTGCTTGGCCCATGCGGCCCCTTGGGTGCCCTTCCCCCCTCTAGCCTTATCCACAAGGTCGTAGAGCCTGCCCACGCGCGCGAGTGTGTCCGCTGACGCGAAGGCCAGCGTTTCATTGCCAATGATGTTGAGGTCGGCCTTAGCCTTGTCGAGCGGCGCGAGGATGGTGGCGAGATGCGCCAGCCCTTCAGCGGAAAGGAACGGAACAGGAACGGCCTTGCCGATCGATTGTTCTTCGTCCCAGGCGTCCACTATGTCGTGGTCGGCCTTCGTGTTCAACAGGTTTTTCAGGTCTTTCTCCGGCGACAGGCGGAGCGCTTGGCTCTCCCATCCCATGTCGCGCGGATCACCGCCGACGCGCTCTGCCAGATAGTACCGGCCCACGCTGGTCGTGCGCTTGAAGTCGCCGAACACGCCGGTGATCTTCACCTGAAGGCCCGTCTCCTCCCACGCCTCCTTGACCGCCGTTTGCTGGAGCGTCAGCCCCTTCTCCTGCCCACCCTTGGGGAAGGTGTGCTCGTACCCGCCGAAGCTGTTGGTCGGGCGCGTCAGCCACACCCGGCCATCCTTCTCCTGGATGATGACGCCGGCCGCCGGGCGCAGGTGTCCCGCGTCGAGGTCGGGCAAGCCATTCTCCAGCGCCTCGTTCGTGCCAGGCACCTTCGTCCAGTCATCAACACCCTTCCACGAGGTGAACGGGATGCCGCCGATCGTCGGGGGCGCCTTCGCATCCCCAGGCACGACGGTGGCGATGGCGTTCTTGTCCTTGAACCGGGCATGGTCGATCGGCGTGGTCGGCTTATGCACGAACACCGGGTTGCCCTTGTCGTCGTCCTGCGGGTGGCGCGCGCTGCCCGGCTTCTCGATCGTGTGTGCCGGCGCTTTCTTGCCCCAGCCACCGCCGTGCGATCCGCCCCAGCTATCCGCGCCGTTCTTCGACGTGAACTGCCCGCCCTTCGATGTCCCCGATGGCTCGCGATGGTACTGGCGATTGCCCTTGGCGCCCTTGGCCTTCTCGACCGCATCGGCCGGGGTCCACCCGCTGCCCTTGATCTCCTCCCATATCTCCGGCCCCAGGACGATCTCCCCCTGGAATGGCTGGAGCGACGACACGTCGAAGCCCTCGGGCACGTTGTACGACAGGGTGAAGTGCGCCGCGAGTTCGGGGTACTTCGATGCGCAGCCCGACGCGATCAACTCGTGATAGCGCTCCTCCATCGGCGGGCACCGGACGCACTGCACAATGCACACGTCGTCCCCATGGCCGAACTGCTCGATCGTGCGCGGTCCACCCTCGGGGATCACGAGGGGCGCGGTCCATGGCGACGGGACCGTGTACCAGTCCACCGCCGCCTTCGAATAGATTTGCGTGATATGCAGGCTGTCGGCCGGCATCGTGGTCGGCAAGCCCTGCGCCTTGAAGTGCTCGATCACCGCTTCAGCCGTCGCCGGGTGCAGGTCGCGCCGCATGTAGAGGGTCCGCGGTTCGCGCTCTTTCGCGATGGCCAACTTCGCCTTCACGATCGCAATGTTCGCCTCGATAATACCCATGCTACCCCCCGGTTGCTTCACCCGACGATCCATGCGACGCGGCCCTGTGACGGACGGCGCCGAAAGGATCGATGACTTAGCGGCCTACCGCCGCCTGCTCGCCCTATGCGCCGAACTCGACGCCATGGCGAACAGGTGTTGGTCGCCCACCTCCGCGACCGCACTTCGGGCCGCTTCTAAGCTGGTTCGGATTGTTGCATCTGGAATATACAGACGCGCACTCGCCGAACCCGTCGATTAAGCCGAAAGTCTAGCTTTTCTGCGGGTTTTAGGCAAGCGAATAGGGCTAAGTGGCAGGCCAGAAAACGACGCCATCGGCCTCGTTTCTCTCTCCGGCTTCATGGCACTTTGCGCACCGCACATCAGTGCGATACTCGTTGTTGAACATGCTCTCCACGTCGATCCACTCGTGGTCACACTCGGCCATCAGTAGCGCCGCAACGCGGTCGGATCATCCTTCAGGACGCCGCGCTCTTTCATCGCCTGGATGTCAAGCGACATCAGGTGGCGATAGCACTTCGTGAGATAGGCATCGATCGCCGGTGCCCGCTGTCGGAGCCCTCCACCGATCGAGTGCCCTACCCCGTTGTTCGGGAAACACACCTCGCCTCCGCCCATGGCGTGCATGGACAGCCGGCGGAATGCCTCCTGGATCGCGGGCTTGATCCCCTCCAGGTCGGCGTCCTTGAAATACGAACCCTCCTCCAGCTTGTCATTGCGCATGGCCGGGATCGCAACGGCGTTCGGCTCTCCTCGGCACTCGCGCGCGCCAAGGATCGCCTCGCCCTCCAGCACGTCACCGTACACGAACAGGGTGTCAGGCTTCGCGAGGAGGTGTTTGCGTTGCAGGAGGCATTGATGAACGATAGGCATCGCTTATCTCTCCTGTGATGATTAGAACGGTACGTCGTCGTCCAGGTCATCAGGGAACCCACCGCCGAAGCCGCCGCCGCCGAACCCGCCCTGCGAGCCGCGTTGCTGCTGCCGATCGCTGCCGCCGCTCGATCGTCCACCGAAGTCGCCGCGGTTGCTGTCACGCCCACCGCCATAGCCGCCACCATCGTCGTCGCGCTTGGTGTCGAGCATGGTCAACACGCTGTTGAAGCCGTTAAGCACGATCTCCGTGCTGTACTTGTCGGCGCCAGTCTGATCCTGCCATTTACGCGTCTGAAGCGCGCCCTCGATATAGACCTTGGAGCCCTTGCGAAGGTACTTCTCCGCGATGTTGCCCAGCGCTTCGTGGAAGATGGCGACGCTATGCCACTCCGTCTTCTCTTTACGTTCGCCGCTGTGCTTGTCTTTCCAGCTTTCGCTGGTGGCGATGCGAAGGTTGACCACCTTGCCGCCATTCTGAAACGCCTTGCTTTCGGGGTCGCGCCCCAGGTTGCCGACGATAATAACCTTGTTGACCGAACCAGCCACTACTTACTCCACCCCTGTTGAACCTTACGAACGTCGCCCGGCGCAGCGTTGGAAACCGTAGTCCAAAGCCCCTACCTATTGGATCAGGGGCCGCCTACGCCGGGCAACGCATCATACCGCGGGGGTGGAGCACTTCAAGCGGTGGATTGGGACACCGCCCTCGGCTGGTAGTGCAGCACCATCAGGCTACCCGTCGCCACTACACGCCGGACCTTCAGGCTACCCGCACCCCCTGGATATAATGCGCCTTCTGTCACCTCCGGCGGGGCTCGAACCCGCATTACCCGGTCATCGTATTCACGGCCTCTCATGCCGTGGTACTGACCCTTGCGGGGTCCGGGCGCCTTAGACCAATCGAGTTAGGCTACGGCGGTGATCTTGGCGGGCGACATGGGCTCCTCGCCCACAGTCCTCTTGCACCGCCCCGTGGGCATTCGCTCATAATCCCCAAAGGAAATATGACCCGCGGGGCGATATGCCGCCCAAAACTGCGCCCCTCGCCCGACATACCACCCGTCGAGGGGTCCGCGGGTATGGTTCCCCGCCTCGCCGCTAATGTCCTCCGGGCTTCATGGGGCCTCAACCCCACCCGGCACCTCGCGTCGACTTCCCGATGGCCGAAGCCGTCGTTCCATCCCTGGAGCACGGATCATAGAGTGCTTGCGCATCTCCCCGTGCCGCACCTCCATAAGCGGGCATGCTCCGCGTAGGCTCGATCAGCGTCGATACGCCGTCTTGCCGGAAGCCGAATAAGTGGTCGGGAGGCTCTTTCATCCTCCGTCCCAGCGGGGCGTGTGTTGCGACACCGGCAAGCCGGCCGCAGCGCTTCGTTTCCCGCCACTCGCTTACCGGACAGGATTTTATACCTGCCGATCCGTGGCCTGTTCCCGGTTCCCGATCGGCATGGCCAGCACAAGGCCCCACGTCGGCGGGTCGGTCATATTTAGCCCCTCGCCCTGCCTGCCGGATTGCAGACATTACGGGCCTGGTTCCCACCGCGTGCGGGCGCCAGCTTGCGAATGCTTTGGTTGCGTGGTGCAGACCGTGGCCCCACCGTGCAACCGTATCCATGCCCCTATGTCGGCATGGACGAACCCTCGAAACAGACCCGTAAGGGGGCTTCTCGGGCCGAACTCCCCGGCCTTTGACCGGGGATAGGTATTGTCGGCGGGTCGGAACTGACAAAACCCGCGCGGCTTGTGACATCCCGCCGACAAACTCGGAAACCTTTAGGGATTGGCTGGAAATGAACCCATAAGGTCGAACCGTTCCAACCAATCCCCGTTCATCACTAGGTCGTCGGATTGATGCCGGATAGGTACGAAGTACCAGCCCCAACACTCTACACCGTCTGCACCATCGCGATCTCTTGAATACCGGCGCAGGGTGGTGTTGCTTGCCTCCGGTTTCCCGTCAGCACCAAAGGCTTTTGCATCACCTATGGCTCTTGGCACCACCCCACTTGTGCTACTGGATAGGGGCTGCACCTGCCCTGCCCAAACGTCCAGTTCGCTGCGTAGGTAGCGGAACCTTGGGTTCGATTGCCCCAAGGCGTTTCTTGATCCCCACTGCTATAGTCCTCACCTCCACTAAGCCTCGCCCTTGCGGGTGGTTCCTAGTGGTGCGCCGCGTCCTCGGGCAATGACTAAATGCACTCACCCTGCGATAAGTTCAACAGGAAAATGCAGGGGTGACGCACTTTTTACAAAACAGGCCCGCCGTTGTGCCCAATCCCATACGCCGCGAACTCCTCCGGTTCAATCATGCGGATGAACTGGTGGCATCGGCAATCGGGATGCACCGGCCCCATCATCAGCGCGCCGACGGGCGTGGCAAACGGCTTGGCCAGCGGCACCCCCAGCTTGTTCATCTTCGGGATGGCGTTGCAGGTCGCGCAGGTGCGCTCGTCCTTGCCCACCTTCCAGAAACGACGCACCTGCACCTCGGGCACCGTGCCGGACGCGACCGCTTGGTGCCAGGCATCCACGACGCCCATGTTGAGCGCGCGCATCGCCTCCGTGCGCGCGATCGTCTCTGCGCGGTACTTCAGGTATTTGCGCTGGTACGCGGCCACCATCTTGTCGATCTGCTCGGGCTTCAGCGCCTTGCCGGTTTCGAGCGCGCGCGACAGCGCCTTGTCGTGCCGGAAGTCGCGCAGGCGGCGTTCCAGAATGCCGTCCTTCGGCTTGCCATCGGCGTCGGGCTTCAGCACCTGCGCGCCGCCCGGTGCGCGGTCTATCTTCGTCCCCAGGCCATAGCCCTTCGCCGATCGCTTCAGGTGGAAGGTTTCGAGTTCCTTGCGGAAGGCGCCCACGGCGGCCGACTGCCGGCGCGTGAGGCCGATCACCTGTTTGATCTCGCGCGCCTGCACGCGGGGGTTCTTTCCCGCCTCCATGCCGGTCAACAGGGCGCCCCGCACGCCCTCCTTGGTCGTTTCGTTGATCTCGCGGATTAGGTTGAGCCGGTAATCGCGCAGCCACGTCGTGAGGGCCGGATTAAGCCTGTCGAACTCGAACACGACGGCGCCCACCCGCGGGGTCATGCCTGCCGCGGCGAGCGCGCCGCCGGCCCACGCCGCGTCCTGGAGCCCGGCCAGCCCCATCCCTAGTTCCTTGGTGCCCACGGCGTCGAGGATCGAGAACACCGCGTTGATGTCGCCCGACGCCAGCGCGGCGGCCAGGTCGTCCAGGTCCACGTCGTCGCCCATCTGGTCGAGCGCTTCGAATATCGCCTTCGCCAGGCCGGGCACCAGCTTGTCGGCCAGCGCTTCGATGTCTGCCGGCGTCGACCGCGCCTTGCGGATGGTTTTAGGGATCGGTGAATAGCACATTATCTCGCCCCAACTATGGACACTAGGCACATCATGCGACTAAAGCCCGTGTGATATGATTATGAATTTGAAAAGCCCCAAGCGCCAGCTTGTATATCTCGGCCGCTGCCAGGTCTGCGGCGAAACGTGGACGATGCACGATGGCAAGGTGGTCGATCATGCGACCGCGGCGCCGGGCATCAACCCCAACGCGCCGTGCCCCGGAGCCGGCGAGATGCCGATCGAGCGGAGCCTGAAGGTCGCCCGCACCCGGATTGCCGAACTGCACGCCCTCGCGCGCGACCGCAAGGCCCTTGCCGCGGCGATCGAGGATGGCAGCAAGCCGACGCCGTATTACCGGCTGGTCAAGGGCAACAAGGTTGATGCCGACGAGGCCGATATTGACCCGGTGACGCGCGAGCGGCAGCGCGTGGTCGCGGTGAACGATACGCGGATCGCGGCGGTCATGGCGGAGCGCGAAGGGCAGCGCATCGGTCATCTCGTCGAGGATCGTTTCAACGGCGCGTTCGAGCGCGGCACGATCCCCGGCTGCGGCGACATGGTGAAGTCCTGCGACATCATCACCGGGCTCGCCATGGTGATGCCGGGCACGTTCGGGATTGTCCACCGGGTTGAAAAGCGCGGCGACGGGTTCTTCGCGATCGGCGTGTACTGGTCAACCACTGCATCCTCCACGGTTGTATATCCCACCCACCGACTAGAGATTGTCGATCCATCATGACGAGCCCTACGCCCATCACCCCGAAGGAATTTCGTGCCCGCGGCTATGCGGCGCTTGGCGGCTATGGCTGGATCATGCGCCTTGCCCGCGGCCTCGGCGTCAGCGGACAAAGCGTCCACCGTTGGCTCAACGGTGCGGTGCCTGTGCCCGAATATGCCGTGGCCGCGATCGAGTTGATCGAGTGGCTGAAGGCGGCAAAATCGCCCATCCCAGCCCGTTTCAACCGCGACTAGGCGTCAGCCCCTTCCGGCTCCTCCTCGTCCTCCCCTGCGGCGGTCCCAGGGGCCGGACGCGCGGGGGTCCGCATGTCTTCCCCCTCCTCCGGCGCGGGCGGCAGGCCAGCCACCTCGCGAAGGTGGTTCTCCAGTTCCCGATCCGGGAACAGTGGCGCACCGGCGCCCGACATCGCGCCGATGTACGCGCCCAATTCCGTGAGGTTCGGCGTCTCGACATCGCCGTGAATAAGGGTCGGCATCGTCTCGGGATCGAGATTGTTGTACCGCCACAGCCGCGGCATCAGGTCGGTGTTGAACACGTCGGTGATCGTGTCCAGGAACCCGCCCAGCGCGGTCGCGAACAGCGCGGTCTTGTCGCTCGACAGCGCGAAGCTGCCCACGGCATTCTGCCCCAGGAAGATGAAGTCGGCGAGCACGGACGTGGCGATGGCGCGATCGTGGCGGTCGACGATCTTCGTGGTGTCGAGGCTGCGCGCGCCGCCTGCACTCACCAGCTTGAAGTCGTACAGGAGGTTGCCGTTTGCATCCCGGTCGGATGGCATGACGATGCCGTCTTGCTTGTCGCGCCGGATGTTCATCACCAGCTTCTGCCAGCCCTTGAACACCTCCTTTTGGTCGGCGTCGGCATCGGCCGACATGAACTCCGACGGGATGTATGCGATCGGCAGGCCGGCGAGTTCGCGCTCGACGCCGATGCCCTCCACCTCCTCGATCCGCTTTTTGAAATACCACGAGCGATAGGCGTTGCGCAGGAGCGAGCGGCCTTCCGGGTTGGACCGGACCGTCGTGGTGCGGAACAGCAACAGGCGCTCCGCGGGGATCGTGACGGCGTTGCCGGACAGCGGCTGCTGGTCCACGCCCAGGATCGAGCCGTCGTCCTCGTCCAAATCCCACCGGGTGATCGTTGGCTGCGAGCGCAGCACGATCGACTGAATGCCGATCATGCCATCGTCGAAGCGGCTGGTCTTGCGGGGGTCGGCGTTCGGGCCGGCGCGGCGCTTCCAGATTACCTCCATCGGGGCGTAGCCGTGGACGAACATGGTGCAAATTTCATCGACCACGTTGCGCAGGGCGGTGCCCATGTCCTTCAGCAACACGCCCTCGGCAAATTCCTTGCCGTCCTCCTCCTCGGGGCTCTCACCGGCCGCCTGGAATGACCACTTGGCCTGCCGGATCAGCATGTTGAACGCGAACAGGATGGCGCCCACGGTGCCGTCGTTGTCGGCCATCTCGCGATAGGTGCGCGCGCCACGGACGCCAGACAGTTCCTTCAGGAACTCCTCCGTGACGAACCCCCCGGTCGCACGAAGGCCCGTCGAACCCACCGATGCCAACAGGTTAGCCTTTTTGGCCGCCCCGCCCACGTTCACGCCTTCCGCCATCTTCCCCGCCCCTTAATCGTCGTCGTTGCCATGCACGCCCAGGAAGGGCGACACGCGAACATTCCCCACTGGCACCACGCCGGAGCGGCCCATCCCCAGCCGCCGCCATTGCTCTACCGCCAGCGCCAAGGCCATCACGCAGTCGTCGTGATAGCCTTCCGGCGCTGAATATAGCACACCCGTGCGGGTATATTGATATTCGAAGTTGAGGAGTTCGGCCTTGATCGGCCCGTCCGGGAAGGACACCTGCCCCTCCTGGATCGCCGCGGCCAAGCCTTCCATCAGCATTTGCTTGCTCTTGGCGGAGAATATGAACCCCTCCACCCGGCGGCACTTCCGCTGAAGGCGCTCGACGATCGGGCTTCCGACGCCGGTTTCATCCACCAGCGTCGGCAGGTTCCCGATCAGGTCCACCAGGCGCGGCGTCGTCACCTCCCACTTCGCCTGCCAGCGCTCGAACCCGCACACCGCGCCGCGCTTGTCGAGGCCGATCACCACCGTCCAGTCCTGCGACTTGGCAAGGTCGGTGCCGGCGGCGACGGGCATCTCGCCCGACATCGGCTGCACGCACGCCTCGATATGCTTGATCCCAAACGGGTTGCCGCCATCGTCCGCGGGCTCGGCAAGGTACAGTTCGCGGAAAACGTGGTCGGCCAGCAAGCGCTTGGCGTCCTCGATCTCCTCGATCTTCAGCACGCCGCCTTCGACCGCATCGTACGCGGTCATCTTGTAGCGGGCATATCCGGGCTCGCCGGCCTCCGCCTTGCGCGCCAGCTTGTAGAACCAGTTGGCGCGGCCCTTGACGTTCCCGATCGCGCGCACCGGCCCATTGGTCGCCGTGAGCGTGGAGCGGATCGCGATGAAACTTTCTTCGCGGCAGCGGCTGGCCTCGTCGATTACGACGGCGTGAACGTCCTCACCATAGAGGTTGTCCGGCTTCTCCGCGCTCTTGAAGTCGATCGTCCCGCCGTTGATAAGCACGATCTGAAGCGGCGATTGCGTGGCCTTGTAGAGCCACTTCGGGAGGGCGCGCTTCATGCGCGACCACGCTATCTTCGCCTGATTATAGACCGGCGCCACCCACCAGAAGTTGCGCCCCTCCTTCCCGTCGATGATCGCCTGCTCGGCAAGCCAACAGATACACCCGTGGGTCTTGCCGGCCTTGGTCGACGCCTCGATCACCGCGTATCGAGCGGGATTGCCGTCATGGTCCTTCGGGTTGAAAATCGCCTCTAGCTGCTTCGGGTACAGCGCCGGCCGGACGAACTCGATCTTGTTGGGTTTCGCGCCCGCGGGGACGGCGCCCACGGCAAGCGCGGCGCCGGCCGCCGCCGCCACCGCACGCTTGGCGCGCGCAGCCTTCGGCCCCCGGACAGGAGCCTTGACCACTTAGGCGGTGCCCATCGACAGCGTGAAGGTCTGCGGTGCGCCGTCCGCGCCGGCCTCGCCCTCGGGCGGGCGCAACTCGATCACCTCGCGGTCCTTCCACCCGAACTTCGCCTTCGACAGGAATATCGCCGTCACCGCGGCGCCCTGCGAATTGCCCATGGCGCGCTGCCACATCGAGCCGGCAAGCTGGAGTTCGAGTTGCGCCTTCGACAGCGCGATCTCCTGCGGGAAATATTTGTGGAGGGTCTTCACATCGATACCGGGCTCGCGGCCGGGGATCGTCAGCATCGCCGCCAGCATCTCCTCCGTCGTGCCCATGGCGATGCCCATCTTCACCAGGTTGCGATCGGTCGCCGTCGGCTCCCATAGCGGCGGCCCGCGGCGCTTCCGCTGCTCGGGCGGCTTTGCTCGCGACGCGCGCTTTTTCGGCGCAGCCTTCTTCGGTTCCGACATTCCCCCAGCCCCCCAGCGTCAAAAAACCTGTTGACGCTTATTCCCGTTGTGATAAACACACCCCTGCCAAGCAATGCCGTTCCCCAACGGCGACAGGAGATACAGCGTGACTAGCACGAAACCACTTGACACCGCCAGCCTTCCGACACCTCCGAACATCCCTGCATCGAACGCAAGCTATGCGACGATCGTGGCCAAGATCGGCATGGCGGCGAAGCACGGCGCGGTCGCGGTCGCGCACGTTCGTGACACCGTGAAGGGCACGAACACCTATGCCAAGATGGTACGGCGCTACGCCGACGCGGTGATCGCTGCGCTGGGTGCGCCCGCACCCGAACTGGTGGATGTCGTGGTGATGTCGGACGAAACTGCGGCGGGGCTCGCGGCAGAACTCGCCAAGCCCTCGATCAAGATGGGCACCGCCAAGCCGAAGCGTGCGCGCAAGGCTCCTGCGAAGGCGAAGGCGGCATGAAGCGGCGCGAGCACACTATCTGGACGCTGGCGCTCCTTTTCGCCCTAGTCCTTGTGGTCGGCGCGGTTTCAGCCGCCATGGGGCCGGACCCCGCAATGGTCGATCGTTCTTCGGAGGCGTGGTAAGATGGCAAGCATCTGCATGGAATGGCGCGGCGCGCACAAGACGAACGGGTTTCGCCGGTCGGCGCGCGGGCTGGCTACGGTCAAGGCGCACGAGCGCTTCCCCGCGTATGTCGACGAGGTCGCCAAGCTGAACGGGTACGAAGTGCTCGGCAGGACGCCCATGGAGGCCACCCTTGGCCTTACCGTGTGCGGCAAGCCGGTCACGCACCTGTACTGCTACATCGAGCCCCACACGCCCCCGACGGCGGCGGAGCCCGGTCAACCCAAGAGGGCGAAGGCGTGAGCAACGGTATCAGGATGTCCGTCTTCTCCGGCGAGGTCGGATGGGGGCCGGAGGATACGGAAAAGGCGCGCGCCATGCTGCGCCGGGAACGGACCGACGGCAGCAAGCGGTTCACGAGGCAGGAGGTGGCCGATTACACCGGCATGCCGCTGGAGCGGATCGAGGCCATCGCCCGGCGCCTTGTCGTCGGGGAGGTCCGGCGGTTCGTACCCAGCCGCATCCGCGAAGACGACGAGGGCGACTTGTTCTACGAGTCCAGCCGCGCGCGCCAAAGGGCCATAGACGGCTCCGTTGCGCTCGCGGAACGGATACGCGCCGTTTATGGATGATCTGTTCGGCTACCGGGACGAAGACCCCCGCCCCTCGTGGAAGGCGTCGACTTTAGGGCTGCAACCTTGGCCTAATTGCGATACCTACAGCGAGGCGTGGCGGGCATATTGCGAGGCGGCGGAGCACGTTAGGGGCTCTGTCGCCCGCACCTCGTCTTCAGTGCTGCGCGGGGTTGAGAAAAAACGGGGGCTCCAGGGGCGCCTATTTTTGGAAGGCTGCATTGCGCTGGTGAAGCGCGATTTAGCCGGGGAGGTCCACCCACGGGACCAGATACCCGCGATGTTCGAACGCATCCGGGACGACTTGCACGCGGCCGACATGAAAGCGGCTCTCGCGCGCAAGCGAAGCGGAGGGAAAAGATGATGATGACCGACGAACGCAAGGTGCAGATTGTCGAGTGCGACGGCATCACGGTTGAGCGGCAGGAGTACACCGGAGACATCCCGCCGCCCGTCGAACTCCCCGCATGGAAGCTGTCGGGCGGCTTGATCGTGATCCACAGCGAGGCCGTTACCGGCGCTTCGGGCGCCTGCGATCGAGCGAGCCCATCTTGCGCCGGGTCTTCCGGTTGCCCTCGCCGCCTTTGACCGGGAACAGTTCGTCGGCAGTCAGTGGCTTGGCCTCCTGCACCACCAGGCGGTCCATGATGTCGTCGGGGAGGTCGTGCTCGCGCAGCGCTTCAACGCCGCGTTCGGCTACAGCCTTCGCGAGGTGGTCGCGTACGGTCTGCGAAACGACGTACGTTTGCAGCAAATGCGTCGCCAATGTCATTCCGGCCTCCCTGCGTTGATCCAGGCGCGCGTCGCCTCTTTGATCCGGCCGCGGTAGCGGCGGAACTGGCGCTTGGTCATGGTCCGGCGGATCAGCCGGAAATGGACACGCTGCGATACGATGAGGACGTTCGGCGCGAAGCCTGCGTCGTTGGCCGCCTGGAACGCCTGCATGGCCTCCTGGATGTCAGCGAGCGGGTCCGCGTCGGGATGCGACCAGGATAGCACGCTCATTCCTTGCGCGCCTTGCCGGCGACGATCACCTTGCCCGGCACGCGGTCGCCCATCACCTCCGTGAAGGTCTGCCCCGTAGCCTCCAGGACCGCCCCTTGGCCGGCGAAGGTCTGCCAGCGCAGGATCGCCACCTCGACATAGGCGGGATCGAGTTCGATCGCGTGACAGACGCGCCCCGACTTCTCGCACGCGATGATCGTCGTGCCCGATCCGCTGAAGGGCTCGTACACCGCCTGCCCCGGCGAGGAGTTGTTGCGAATGGGGCGCTCCATGGCCTCGACGGGCTTCTGCGAGCCGTGCCCGGTGTCCGACTTCGTATGGTCGATGTCCCATACCGTCGACTGCGAGCGGTCGCCCTTCCAATCCACCTTGGAGCCCTTGCGCACGACGTAAAAGCACGCCTCGTGCTGCGAATTGTACCCCATGGAGTGCTTGGAAATGTTGCCGACGGATTGCACCGGGCGGCCCTTTTTCCAGATGATTTGCGCCCGCTTGTCGAACCCCGCGACGCGAAGGCTCTCCTCCACCTCGTAAGAGGTCTTGTCGGCGTGCCAGACATAGGCGACATCGCCGGGGAACAGCGCCCACGCCTCGCGCCAGTCCGCGCGATCGTCGTTCATAATCTTGCCGACGGCGCGCGTGGAGCCATCATCCATGCCCTTCGCGCGCTTCGACGGGTCCAGCTTCACGCCATAGGGCGGGTCCGTGACCATCAGGAGCGGCTTTACGCCGGCAAGGGCCTTGTCGACGGCCTCCACGGTCGTGCTGTCGCCGCACACCAGGCGGTGATTGCCCAGGAGCCACACGTCGCCCAGCACGGGGACGGGGTTCTCGGTGATCCCGGGCGCGCTGTCCGCGTCGCCCTCGCCCGCGTTCTCGACCGGAAACAGGCCATTCAGGAAGTCGGCGTCGAACCCCAGGAGCGCCACGTCGAAGCCATCGGCCTTCAGGTCGCCAATCTCCTGCGTAAGCATGGGAATTGACCACCCGGAGCCCGCTTCGGCAAGCCGGTTGTCCATGATGACGTTCGCGCGCCACTCCTCCTCCGTGAGGCCGTGCAGCGTGATCGTGGGAACCTTCGACAGGCCCTCCATGATGGCCGCGCGCTGCCGCGCATGGCCGGCGCCGATCGTTTCGCCGTCCTCCTTCAGGAGGATGGGATTGGTGAAGCCGACGCGGGCAATGGCGGATCGGATCAGCTCTACCTGTTCGTCCGTATGGGTCCGCGTGTTCCGCGCATACGCCTTCAGCGTCCGCGGGTCGCGATATACGATCTCCAGGTTCGAAACTGCCATAATCCCCCCTTGTGATGCTGTGACCACCGATCCCCAACGCAATGCGCGTCCGGCCTAGGATCGGCGGCCCTGCCAAGCAATCACCCCCGGATAGCGCCGGCCTCGGGAGGGATAGACCACCTCCATATACGGGATGGTTCGTCGGCCGCCAAGGACCATGAAAAAAGACGCGATTGCCTATTGCTATGTATTCCGGCTGTGATAATAACAGCGTCGCCAAGCAAGAGGAGATTGCGATGACCGCCTACAAAATCGACCACACCAAGGGACAGTGCATCGGCACCGTTTCGGAACAGTGGTTCACCCGCACCGATGACCAGCGCTTCCTGTCGCTCGGTGATGTCCACGCACAGACGCTCGATTGGGCGAACGCCAGCGAAGCCCGCGACGTGAAGGTGTCCGATCTCCGTGCGCACGCCACCCCTGAAGGCGGGTTGATGCTCGCCGGGCTGCGCGACGAGCCGATGAACCCGACCAACTTCGCGTTCGGCGAGATTGCCGGCATCGCCAAGGCGCCCGCCTCCTACCTGCGCAAGCTGCCCGCATCGATCGCGGCCGACTGCCTCAACGCCGGCTTCGAAGCTGAAGCCAAGCGCGAAGATAAGGCCATCCAGGCGTATCTCATGGGCGTGAAAGACGAGGCCGACGTGCTCCGCGCTGTCACCTCCACGAAGTACGGCCGCATCCACGATCACAGCGTGGTCGCCGAAGTAATGAAGCTGGCCGGGCAGGGCACCGGCGACACCCGGTGGAAGGTTCCGGGCACGATCGATTGGGGTAGCGAGCACGGCGTTTCGTACAATCCCAACGTGGACATCACGAAGGACAACACCACGCTCTATGCGAGCGATCGTGATCTCTTTCTGTTCCTCGTGGACGACATGAACCCGATCGAGGTTGGCAAGCTGGCCAATGGCGATCCCGATCTCATGTTCCGCGGTTTCTACACCTGGAACTCGGAAGTCGGCGACAAGACGTTCGGCATCGCGACGATGTATCTGCGCGGCGTGTGCATGAACCGCAATCTCTGGGGTGTCGAGGGTTTCCAGGAAACCACGTTTCGCCACACGGCAGGCGCACCGGGCCGGTTCATGCTCGACGCGGCGCCCGCGCTCCAGTCGTACGCTGAAGCCGGCACGAAAAAGCTGGTGGCAGGCGTGGCTGCGGCGAAGGCGGCAGTCGTGACCGGCGGCGACGGCGACGAGGCTGGCGCGAAGCGGCTCGGGTTCCTGAAGACGCTCGGCTTCAGCACCAAGCGCGCGCAGGACTTGGTTCTGACATCGATCGTCGAGGAGGGGCGGCCCCCGGAAAGCGTTTGGGACTATGCCCAGGCGATCACCGCGCAGGCGCGCAGCGAAACCCATCAGGACGCACGGGTGAAGATGGAGGGCATCGCCGGTCGCCTCCTCAACAAGGTTGCGGTGGAAGCATGAACGAGAAGGTCGTAATCGACGTTGCGGCCCACGCAGCGGAGGAGGCTCACAAGGCCATCCTCCGCGTAGTGGGCACGCTACCAGACGCAGCACAGAAGGCCGCGGCCTACATGCTCGCGGGCGCCACAATCGCCGGCAAGGTGGAGGCACACTGCGAACTCGCCCCCGAACTCGCGGCCATGGCGGCGACGGCTCGGGAACTGTCGCGTGCCGCCTATGTGGAGCACCGGAAGGCGCGGGGCCGATGAAGCTAAACCACACGGTGCCTTGCGACGAATGCCCATGGCGTCGCAAGCACCCTGCGGGATGGCTCGGCGGATATTCGGCCGACGCCTTCATCGGGCAGGTGCAGCACGACGGCCCCCCGCTGCCGTGCCACAAGACGATCCCGACCGGGGGAGGGGATGCGCGCTCGATGTGCGCAGGCGCGCTAATCTTCATGCGCAATAGCTGCAAGAGCGCGCAGCACCCCGATTATGGGGATGCGCGGGAACAGGTGAAGCCGGACCCTGAAACGGTGTTCCAGTGGCCCCACGAGTTCCTGACGCATCACACCGACCCCGATGCCTTGTTCAATCAGATAAAAGGCTCTATCAAGGCTTAGTTGTCACTTAACGTGACCACTTTTCATTTAATACCTGCCAAGCAACGGAGAATAGAATGACACGTACGGACAATCTCGTGACCACCGACACCCTCGCCCATCGGCAGGTCATCATGGGCGCCACCGCCAGCATCGTTGCTGCCATGGTGTCGGCCAACTTCATCCCAGGCGGGATCGCAGAAACCATACAGGCGATCAAGGAAGTCTCGATCGCAGTCGGCAATATCGGGGAGCACACCGTGGCATCGCCCGCGGAGACGACCGACGGCGAGCCCGCGGTTTACACGCCGGCAGTGACCACCCGCAAGTCGCTGGCGAACCCGGATGTCATCATCAGCATGATCGACGGCAAGCCGTACAAGACGCTGCGCCGCCATCTCGCGACGCATGGGATGACCCCGCACCAGTACCGCGAGCGTTATGGCCTGAAGGCAGATTACCCGATGGTCGCTCCATCCTATTCGGATGCGCGACGCGCCATGGCCAAAAAGATCGGCCTCGGGCGCAAGCCGGGCGCCCTTGAAACCGGCATCACGAAGGGGTGATAAGCCCGTTCGTGATCCTCGCGATCGGGCTCTTGTGCGGGTTCTTCGCCGGCTACGGCTGGCGGAGCACCCGGCGAGCCCGACGCGAGCGGCGCCACCGCCGGACGCTGCGCACGATCGGCCGACTTTCGTATTAACCAACGGCGGGGCTGGATGCTCCGCCGTTTCTCATTGGAGGAACCATGTTCAACACCGACCACGACTTCCGCGCCTATGTCGACGCGGAGCGCGCGGAACACCTGCGCGCCGTATTCATCGTCGAGGACGCGATGCCCTACGCCTACACGATCGGCAACGCGATCCACGGCGGCCCGGAACTCCTGTTGATCGGCAGCGCCGACGCGGGCGTGCGCGACCTCCTGCACCACGTCTCGCGCATGCTGCCGCGTGACCCTCGCTCGGGCTACACGTTCAAGCCCCAGGCGAAGGCGCCGACGCGCCTGAAGGTCGTCGATGCCAACGTGGGCCGGGCGTCGGAAGTCCTGCACACCCTGCGCATCGCGGAGTACCACCTGGCCACCCCGTTCCGGCTCATGCAGGTGTTGCTGCCCGATCCCAAGGGCTTCTATCCCGGCGATCCCGGCTGCGCCGAACCTTATTCGCGCGTACCCGTCATAGGGGGTTGACGATTATCTCCGTTGTGATAAACAGATGATGCCAAGCAACGGAGATACCTACCATGTGGATTGCTACCAACACCGGCTTCCTGTCGATCGTACAGGGCAAAAAGGCCGACTATGCCCGCTACTGCCGCGACGTGCCCGTGCAGCGCGCAAACGAATTGCCCGAATTGGTCAAGTACACCCTGTGCATCCGGTCGCGCAGTCGCGCCGATCTGGTGGCAATCATCGCCCAGGCGATGAACTGGACAGCCGCTAAGACCGAAGCGCTGGTGGTCGAGTGGCCTGGCCGCGACTATCCGGTTCGCATCTTCCTGCACCGCGACCACGTAGCCAACATGATCGCCGCCAGCGTACGCGGGATCGGGTACGAGAACTTCAAGGACAGCGTAAAGAGCGATCCGCTCCACGACGCATACATGGCGGTCTGGTCTGCGATGAATAAGTACGGGCGCGGCGGCTTCGGCCGGATCGCCCAGGCGGTGAAGCCGGCGCCGAAGCGGATCAAGGCGCGGCCGATGACCGACGCGGAGAACGCCAGCCACAACGCCAAGGTGCAGCACGACATCGACGCGCTCGATCGCGAGCACGACGATCTGTACGGCTTCAGCGACTTGAAAGCCCGTTGACACCAAGGCCCGCACCGGGGATACCGGGCGGGCCTTAAAGGCATCCTCTCCTAATGACCTAAGCCCGCTTGGCCCTGCGCCCGGCGGGTTCTTTTTTGGGCGCAAGGAATGCGGCCATCAGGCGTTCGTGGAAGTAGCGCACCAGGTAGCCGGGATCGCGCGCCTTCAGGTCGTGATAGGTACGGTCGTCCATCATCAGCGCTTGCCTGCCGTCCCTCGATCGCAGTTCTACGATCTGGCGCGACCACAGGGCATCATCGTGACGCGACGCGAAGAATGCGAACGCCTCGACGATCATCTCCGCCGTATCGACGCGCATGGGCCGGTTTTCCAGCAAGTCGCCAATCGACAGCGGGCGCGGCGGCCGGATGTGGTGCGGGCGCCCACCCACCGCGATCATCTCGAAATAGTCGTTCGCCACCGCCTGCGTTTCGGGATCGAGCGCGAAGGCGCTTCCCGGCCCGACGAGCGCATGAATGCGCATCGCCCACCTCGATAGCTGTTGCTCCAGGCGATGCGTTTGCTCCCACGCCCGCTTGGTCAATGCGCGCTGCCGGTCGATCTCCTCGAACGCCCCGTCGAGCGCGCTATCCTTGCTGGCGATGATGGCACGCATCGCGCGCCGCTGATTACGTCCAAACCTCTTGCTCATACTGGTAGCATCTCCTGAAGTGACTGTTGGCCCGTAAAAACTTCCTCGACACCCACGAAGCGCTTGTCGCCCGGCGAATAGTAAGCGGACACAGCACCGGGCTTGCCGATGTCGTCGTGGTATCGGCTTTTCTGTACCCAGAAATACGTTAGATCGTTCTTGCGATAGATAATGATCCCCGCGTCGGCCTTGTTGTACCAGTGCGCGGAGCCTTCGCCGTCGTACAGTGTAGGCACCGGATACTCGCCATCAGGACCGCGGCGCATCTTGACCGGGTGCATGATGATGATGACGTGAACGTGGAACTTGCGTGCGAACTTCTTAACCATCTTGATCGCGCGGCCGGTGTATTCTGTCTGCGTCTCGTCGCGGTGGCGCATATGGTCCATCTCGTTCCACGGATCGAGCACGAATATCTTGACCCCGTGCTGGATCGCAGCCGCGGCGGCTTTCTCCAGGAACCATTCGATGTCCACGTCGTCATCTTCACTCGGGACGATGAAGCGGAAATAATCATCGATCCACGCATCCGCCTCGGCCTCCTCGTCGCAACTCTGGTGGATATGCGGCTTCCGGGCGTGCCACGCGCGCAGGTTGCGGCGGTGGTCCATCTGCGGGTGTTGCTCGAACGACGCGAAGCCGGCGCGCACCTTGTACCGCTTGACCACCTCGCACACGATCGCGTTCATCGCCGTCGTCTTTCCGTGGCTCGGAACGCCGGTCACGAACGTGACATCCGCGAGGCGCATCTTGTAGTGGTCGGCCAGCGCGCCATGCCCCACCTCGTAGCTGACCGGCGTCGGCATCGGCGGCAGTTCGGACATGGCGTAGACGCCATCCACCTTGATCCATTTGGCGAGCGCGATGGCCTCGCGCACCCCCTTGGGGCCGTAATCCTCCAGCACCTCGCCAAGGTCTTTGCAGTGGCTTCGGCCGCGCGCCGCCACGCGATCGGGGCGACACTTCGGGTAGGTCACAAACCGGCACCGGGGGCGCCCCAGGCGGTGCGACAGGTCGTGGAGGAGATTGGCGCCGTTCTCGTCGCCATCGGCCGCGATGATGATGTACGGCACGTTGTCGGTCTTCAGGAGGGCCGCCGCCTCGCCTTCAAGGTAGCTGTACTTCGGGCTATCCTCGTCGGTGATGATCGCGTTCGGGGCGCCGTCCGGCACACTGACGCACCGGCGAAGGTCGATCTCGCCTCCATTGCCATCCTCGAACGGGCCTTCCGTGAGGGCGGCGGTTAGAACGGCCCAAGTGTCGGGCTCGCCCTCGGTGATGATAAGCGGCAGGCCGCGCAACTGCGGATTGCGAAGACAATCCTCGTTGTAGAAGCACTTGACGCCATCCTTGTCCTGCCAATGGCGGAGTTTGTCGTAATCCATCCCCTTCGGGATGAATTTGCGGTACTTTTTATGAACAAGCGCGCCCTCCCGATAGAAGGGCATGACAAGCGTTTGCTCAATACCAACTTGTCTTGGGTTTTGAACGTGCAGCCCTAGGCTTTGCAGCAGGTCCACGTCCAGTCCGCGATCCTCCAGCACGCCCATTAGGTGCGGCGTTAGTATCCCGTCGTTGATCTTCGCCATCTCTAAATCCCCCCGTACCATCACAGCCCGGCCCGTGATTGTAACACTTCCACAACACGGACACTTTGTACTCACCCGTCCATTTGTCCGGCTCCTCAACTATGGAAACGAACAAGCACGGGTCTTTCTTTTTCTTTCGAGTGTGCGAGCACCACGGGCAGACAGTCTTAAAATGGACCCCCGGCCGCGTTTGCTTCATCTCGATACCCGCCTTGCGGGCCTGCTCGACGGCGTTCATCCCCCGCTATCCTCCATCTCCTCGCGATACAGCCGCTCCTGTTTTTCGCGCTCCTCCGTCCGGCGCCGCTCGATCTCCGCGCTGGTCAACGGCTCCGGTGTCGAGCGCGCCACGTCCGGCACGATGTCGGGGTGCGGCTTGCGCGCTGTCGCCGGCTTGCCCGGTTCCTGCGTGCCCGGCCCCTCCATGATCTTCACCACCGGGCCGTCATCGAACCGGCCCTGATTTAGCCATGTCGCCGGGTTCGGGACGAACTTGGGTTCGAGCCCCTTGTTCGCCTGTTTCCACGCGCCGATCGCCCGCAACAGGAAGTCCTGCACCTGCGGTTTCGACATCCCGCGCTCGCCCATCAGCTTTTTGCACACCGCCACGTACCGCCGATCAGCGTCGGCCTTGCCGGTCTTTTTGGGGTAGGCTTCCCACCAAACATCAAACGATCGAGCGGGCGCAGCACGCGGTAGAGTTTCTTTTTCTGCGTTAGCAGGAAAAGAACTCTCTCTTTCATCTGACGTCTTTACATGGTTCCCCTGGGGTTCGAACTCCACGGGAACGCCCGTTGAACGTCCGTTCGCCCTCGCCTTGCCCGATGCCTTGCCAGCAATGGCGGATTTCTGCGATTTATTGGCCACCAAGGCAATTTCTCGGTCGATCCTTTTGTGCATCCATGTACCGTTCTCGACCACAAAAAAGCGTTCCATGTCAGCACGCATTTTGCGCCATGTCCGCGTGTCGAGGCCGGTCAATTTGGCCAGTCGGCGGTCATCATCCGGCAGCGGTTCGCGGCGCTCCCAATAGGCCATAATCAGCAACAGGTACGCGCCGTGCTCCAGGGTCGAAAGGTGCATGGTGTCGCGGCGATAATCGGATGGGTAGAGGCGCATGTAGGGGATCATGTCGGCCATCAACGCAATCCCTTGTGCGGGACGCGCTTAGTCGGTTGCCCACCACCGGCGGGCGCTGTATTCTGCATGCGGGCGGCTCCTGTTTAGCCGTTATTCCTGGCCCGGCGCGGTAGCTACACCGCGTCGGGCCTTTCCATATCCGCCATCCGCCATGCCGTTGTCCAGCCCGACGCTTCGCCGCGCGCCCGACAAACTGCGTCTGCGCCGATCGACGCATGATCCCGCTTGCCGTTCATCATCACACCAGTTACAAAGGATGCAGCCAAGCAAGAGGAGTGAAAATGCCATCTATTCGTTTCAACGGGGAAGCCGAATGGCTCGCCCTGCGCGAAAAATTCGTGGGCGGATCGGAGATTGCGAGCCTGTTCAACCAGTGGCGCCTGGTCGACGGATCGTTCTCCGTCCTGCACGCATACGAGGCGCCGCCGGAGGGCGCGGAGTTCGATCAGTGCCTGTCCAGCTATATGTCGTCGTTCGGCTTGTGGATGAACAAGGCGGGACGGCTGGCGAGCGACTTCAAGGAAAACGAGCGCGTCACGGCAGGCAAGTTCCTGGAGCCGGCGCTGGCGGCATGGGCGCAACAGAAGTGGCCCGAATGGAAGCTGCGCAAGACGGCGCGCTACCTTCAACACGACAAGGTGCCGGGCTGGGGTTGTAGCCTCGATTACGAGGCGATCGAGGCCGGACATCCGCCGGTCGAGTTCAAGAACGTCGACTTCCTCGTGTTCCGGGATCAATGGGGCGCGAGCGAGGAGGATGCGGACGGCGACTTCGACAATCTCATTCCGCCCATCCATATCCAACTTCAGCTTCAGGCGCAGATTGGCGTGACGAAGGCGGATCACGGCTGGATCGTGGTCTGCGTCGGCGGCAACAAGCTGTACCGCGTGCGGGTCGAGCGCCACGAGCCGACGCAGGCGCGCATCGCTGCGGCGATCGATATGTTCTGGTCCGCGGTCGAGGCGCAGACGCCCCCGGCATGGCTGGCCGATTACGACACCGTTTCGAAGCTGGCCGTCCTCAACGTGAACGACATGGCGCCGGCTATCGATCTGTCCGGCAACGAAGCGGCGCGCGTCGATGCGGCGCGGTATATGCGCTGGAACAAGCATGCCGCCTACGTGAAGGGCCACCTCGATCGCATGAAGGCGCGGCTCGGAATGTCGATGCTCGAATTTACCCGCGCCAAGTTCGGCGAGGAGCCCGGCGATCTCACGATCGTCTGGCCGATCAGCGGCCGGGCGGCCAAGATGATCCCCGCCAAGTGGCAGGATGAAAAGTCGTGGCGCATGGGCCTGACGGTCAAGCCCGTGCCGGTTCCGAAGCCCCCCAAGGCGTCGAAGAAAAAGGCCGCCGCGGAGTGACGTGTTCCTGCATCGATCAGGTGCGGGAAGTTCTGAAGGTGACGGGCGGGAGGATTAAAACCTCGCCCGTCATCACCAAGATCAACGGCGCTCAAACCATTGTCGAGATGCCGGCTCTTGAAGTCTATCGGCTCGACAATGGCAAACTGGAAAGTCGGACCGACAGGCCAGTGTTATTCACCCCCACTTTCTGCCCATGGTGCGCGACGCGCTACCTTCCACTTCCCGAAACGGAGAACCAATGTCCGACGTAATTGAAACCGCCGGCCGCACGCAGTCGCTGGTAGTCCAGTCCGACGAGATGCGGTGGATGACTGTTCCTCGTGAGGATATGCTGGCGACGCTGCGCCAGTCGCTATACCCCGGCGCCACCGATCTTATGATTATCGCGGTGATGGATTACTGCAAGGCCGCCGGCCTCAACGTGATGCTGCGCCCGGTGCATATTGTGCCGATGTACGTTCCGGCCAAGACCGTCGAGGCCGCCGATGGCACCAAGCGCACGATCCCCGGCGGCATGCGCGATGTCATCATGCCCGGCATCAATCACTACCGTGTCCAGGCGGCTCGGACGCAGCGCTATCTTGGCCTCACACAGATTGAATGGGGTCCGATCATTAAGCCCGCCATCGGCATCAAAGATTTCGAGGTTCCCGAGTTCGCACGGGTTGCTGCCAAGGTCCGCGTTGGCGACGACATCGTAGAGTTTTGGGCCGAAGAATACTGGATGGAATGCTACGCGACCAAGGCGCGCGACAGCAAAGAGCCGAACGCGATGTGGGCGAAGCGCGCCCGTGGGCAGTTGGCAAAGACCGTCGAAGCGCAGGCGCTGCGTAAGGCGTTCCCGGAACTCGGCGATTACACTGCGGAGGAGATGGAGGGCAAGGTGATCGACTTGGTGCGCGACGCTGACGGCACGCACCGCGCCGATCCTGCAACCAAGCCGACGGCGGCTGCGAACTCCAATCTCGACGCCTTTGCCGGCGGCGCGGCGCCGATGAAACAGGCGAAGACCGCGGCGCGAGGCGCGGGGGGAAACGGCCCTGCGGCGTCGGGTGCGACAACGAACAATGCTGCGAAGTCCGATGTTTCGGACCAATCGAGCACCAGTGGTCGTGACCATACCCAAGACAACGCCAACGACGCCTTCGACAAGGACGAACAACAGGCCGGCAAGGTCGAACTGCCCGGTCCCGATGCCGACACCGGCGAGATTTTGCCAATGCCCGCCGACGCCATGAAGGCGTGGATCGAGACGCAGAAGTGGTCGAAGGGCTGGCGCTGGATCAACGAGGTGATGCCGACGCTCGGCCCGAAGGATCGGCAGGCGCTTTGCGAGGCGCATGCACCCCTGCTGCGCGCCGTTTACGGGACCAATGCGGCGTACAAAAAGGCCGCCACCGAGTTCGTGCAGAATATGGGCGTCACCGTTCCGGCGGCTGCTGAAGGGGGCGACGCCGCGTGAAGGAGCCGAAGGTGTGGGGTGGCAATCGTACGAAGATTGAGCCCCAGGACGAACTGTCTGGCGCGATCGGGCGCCTGTTTCGAGGTGTCCGCGAGGAGCGCGGCGTGACGCTCCAGCAACTGTCCGATGCGATCGGGCGCCGCATGAACGTGATCCGGTTCCACGAAGCCGGTTTCCGGCTCATGCGCGCCGACGATCTCACGCGGGCGGCGATCGCGATGGGCGTCGCGCCGCGCACGCTCATGCTCGCCACGATGGAGGCGGAAGCATTCAAGGGAGGCGATGATGGACGATCAGACTGAATTGTTCCCCGGCCACCAGTCCGCGCGCGCCGCGGCTGCGGCCGGGATCGCGACGGCAGTGCGCAATGCCAGCCTCCAATCGGAGCACTGGCCGGATCGAGCCCGTGCCTATCTGACGGATTACGCGCGGGACAATAGCGAGTTCACCACGGAGGAGGTGCGGGTTTGGGCACGCGAGCACGCCAAGCCGCCCCTCGTCACCTCCGAAGCGATCCACCCGCGCGCATGGGGCGGCATCGTCCGGGCGGCGGTCAAAGCGGGCACGATCGAGGATACCGGCCGCAAGGCGTGGAGCAAGGTTCGCCCCGCGCACGCCGGCTATCGCACCATCTGGCGATCCCTGATTACGCACGCCGAAGCCCCGGCGCTGAAGGCGGCGCCGGACGCATCGGCCACGTCGTTTCACCTGTCCACCGGCGAGGGCAAGGTTGCCTGCGGGGCGCACCGCCGGATGCGGTCGGCCGCGGCGCGCGCGGCGCTGGTGCCGGCGGAGAATAAGCGGGGCGTGACGTGCCTGCGCTGCAAGGGCACCGTCGCGTACGAGCGCGCGAAGTGAACACCCCCTTGTGGCTTTACAAGCTGCTCGATCGGACCGTCCTGTCGAGTTGGCTGAAGGTCGGGCCGGAGGATGTCGTCAACATCACCTTCGCGGACAGATGCCGCGCATGGTCGATGGAAGGGCGCCTGCGGGCGTGCTGGACGCATATCCCCCACGAGGTCGGGGGCGGCAAGGGGCGGCTGTCACAGGCCCGCTACGCGCTCGCCAACGCCCTCGGGCTGGTGGCTGGTTCCGGCGATCTCGTGTTCACCTGGAGCGACGGGTCGGGCTGGATCGAGGTCAAGCGGCCGAAGGGCTTGTCCAGGACGGGCAAGCCCGCTGCGGCCGGCAAGTTGAACCCGGATCAGGTGATGTTCCAGAAGTGGTGCGCCATGAACGACGTGCCGTACGAGGTGATTTACAGCGCAGACGAAGGCGAGGCCGTGCTTCGCAGATGGGGATGTTTGACATGACCAAGATACCGGACGGCGGGCGCGACTTGTTCACCAATGTCGCGACTGTGTTTTCGCCGAACCGCAAGCATCGATACTGGTGGCAGGCGGAATGGGACGCCACCCTTCCTCCCCTGGTGATGTGCGCCTTGAACCCGTCGACCGCCGACGAGTGGAGCGGCGATCCTACCGTGAACCGCATGGTGCAGCGGGCGCGCAACGGCGGGCAGGGGAGTTTCATCATCGTGAACCTCTTTGCCTTCCGGTCCACCTCACCGAAGGGGCTGGCGCCCCTCACGGACGCGGAGCGGATCGGCGCCGACAACGACACTCATATCGACAAGGCGGCGCGCGAGGCGGTCGAGCGCGGCGGCATCTTCACCTGCGGATGGGGCGTCAACGCCGAAAAGTACCACCCCGGCCGCGGGGCCGCGGTCCTCGACATCATCCGCGCCGCTGGAGCCTCCCCGATGGCCTATAAGGTCACGAAGGCCGGACACCCCCAGCACCCCCTCTATCTCGGCTACGCGACCAAGGCGGAGCCATACCCACCCATGCCAAGCACGGAGACGAACAATGCAGCGTGACGCCGAAAAATACCCCCTACTCCGCGATGGATCGGCAATGTCCGGCTTCGCCAAGGGCGCAGTGGCCGGGGCGATGGACATGACAACCCACCTGGTCGGCACTATCGGCAGTTCGGTCGAGGCCGGACGAATGACCGACGAGGAGGGGCTTGCCGTAATGACCCTCATGGCGGAGTTTGTGATGTCGTGCTGCGCCAATTCCCTTGCCGGGCGCCCGGCGCATGGCGAAGCGCCGCTGCCCGACGCCGATGCGGTCAAAGCCACCTTCCGCGCGCACTTCGCGCCCGTGATCGAGGAGGCGGCGATCGAGGGGCGCCAAGCGATCGAGGATCACCTTCAGCGCGTGGCCGACGAAGGAAAAGATCAACCCAGGCATTGACATTGCTTCAGTAGTCACGTTATGCGTGCTCTTGCCAAGCAACGGAGTTCAATTTGATGTTTACTGCTGCGATCCTGCCCTTCATGCGGGGCGTTGCCTCAACCATAATGGCAAGCCGCGCCCCGGATCAGGTCATCGGTCGCGGCACCGAAGACGTGCCGTACATGGAGCGCTGGTATCTCATGCGCAAACAGGAAACCGGGCCGATCGAGAACCTGTATCTGCACCAGTTCCTGCGGTCGGATCGGGAGGATTTGCACGATCACCCTTGGGCATGGGCAACGCTGGTCCTGAAGGGCTCTTACACCGAATGGTCGCCTGAAGGCGAGGTGGTCCGCAATGCCGGCGATTACGCCTTCAAGTCCGCGACGGATCGGCACGCTATCGTGTCGGTCGAGCCCGGCACCGTTACGCTGTTCGCCACCGGGCCGAAGACGCGCGATTGGGGCTTCCATACCGACGACGGGTTTGTCCTGGAGCGGATGTATGGCGCCTATCTGCGCTTCAAGGCCGAAGGTAACGAGATTGGGGCGCGGCAGTGCGTGGAGGCGCAACGACATCCGCCGCGCTGGGAACCCGGCGATCGTACCCCGGGCACCGTCGTGATCGGCGGCGGCCTGCGCAAGGTGGTCGGCGCGGATGGAAAACTTCACGTCCAGGAAAAATAATTCAGGGATCGGGGAACCATGTTGGTCGATCGTGGTTTTACCATTGAACGATCGGCCAATATGCGAAGCCGGACCACCGCATAGGGTTTCACCCGCGGTCGATCGGAAGACGGATGCGAAGCACCCCCCCGCTTCGCCTCCAGCCCCGTGAAAGGCTCGATACACAAGGCACCCCCCCCGCCTCTGTATCGAGCCTTTCGTTCGTCTAGCTTCCCGACACCAGCTTGAACTGCGCAATCGCGGCCTCGGCCTCGCTGATTGCCACCTTCCGCTCCGCCATATCGGTCGCGACGTGCGCCGCGAGCAACGCCTTATCCACCAGCGCTCCCGCCAGTCGAATGCGCGCCGCCTGCGCGGCCGGCAGATAGGGCAGGAACAGCGCAACGAACGCCTTGGTGCCGTCGTATGCCTCCTGCACCATATCGAGCCTCGTCGACACCACAGCGACATTGGAGGGTGTCATCACGGCGCCCCCCGTGCATGCCGCCAGCGATAGGCTGGCACACGCCAGCAATAGAACGATCCGCTTCACTTCCACTTCCCCCACCACGCAGTGCCCTTCAGGAAGGAGCGAGCGCGGTTGAGCCACCCCTTCAGGAACCTCTTGTCGGGATCGTTCGGCCCTTCGTTGGACGCGATCTCCGAATAGTAGCGCTCGCGCTGAAGGGTGAACGCGGACATGACCTTCTCCTCCCCGAAGCGGTCCACCTGGTCACGGAACACCGCCACAGTCACGGGGCCGATCCTGCCGTCGTCCACGGCGCCGATCGCGCGCTGGAGTAGCTTGTTGGCCGTCCCGCTGCCGGCGTTGAACCCCATGTCGAGCACCGCCGCGGTGACGCGGTTCCAGGGTAGCTTCGAAAGGCCCGGCCGGCGATAGTAGAGTTCGACGCCAATATCGATCGCCTCGATCCGCGTGATGGCGGCGATGCGCGTCGCGGTGACTGCGGCCGGCGTCTTCAGGTAGGTGGCGAGCGCTCCGCCGGTGATCCCGAACTTCGATCCCACCAGCGCACCCGCGCCGCGCACCATGCGCTCCCCGCGCGCCCAGCGGCCGGCATCGAACCAGTTTCCAGCGTCCTTCGCGTCCAGCGAAAGGCCGCCCTCGTGGTTATCGATGAACCCCGCAATGAATGTCCGTACGTCCATTTTCCGTATCCCCCATGGGACACGCCCCGGATGCCCCCGCATCCGCTCCAGGCGTGTCGAGCGCGCTAAGTAGCGACAGCATATCCTCCGGGACAGCTTCGCTTACCACTGCCCCGTAAATCGCCTTCAAGCGCTGCTCGACCACCGATGCCATCAGTTGAGGGCTTCGATCAGGAGGAACGACACGGCGCCGATGTTGTAGATGCGCCAGGCCCACGGCTGGCGGTGCCACAGGACGCCCGGCAGACCGACGCGGCATGCGAGCCACCCCGACACGATAAAGCACACGAAGGCGATGTTCCCGAGCACCGAATTGACCGTCACGACGGGCACGCCGCGGTACATATAGTCGAGCCGGGCGCTGGTGATGATGACCGCGCCAACCCATACGAGCGCGAGGCTGAAGGCGCCCATGGCGTATGCCGTCGGCCCCTTCGACTTCACGGCGTGGCGGCCGGCATCGATCACGACGGTCTTCATGGTGAACAGCGTCCAGGCCGCGGTCCACAGGATCAAGAGTTGCACGAAGAACCCTTGCGGCATCCCAGCGAGGTCAAACATGGGTCTTCATTCCTTCAGTGATACGCCGCATCATCTCGATAGTATGATCTGCCTCCCGGCTGGCTTCGGAGATAGCTTGTGGAGGCGTTGGACGGATCAGGTCCACCAGCGCCTTCATTCCGATGCTGATAGCGTCGGTCACTTTCACTTTTCTTCCTCCGCGCCTGGGTCGGGTACGCCATAGCGCGCCGCGAACAAAGCGCGAATACTAGCAAGAACCGTGGCGGTCTTCAGGGAGTTGGCAAGCCATGCCTCCCGCTCGACGCGACCGCTCCAAAGGAGATACGCTGCCATGCAGTAGCCGGGGCCACCTGCTGCCAGGGATTTGAGAATTTCGTCCATCAGGCCACCACCTGTCGAAGCTGGAGTGCCAGGCGATCAGTCTCGGACGCGAGCGCGTCGGTGCCGAGGTTCACAAGCTGAAGGTCGTGCGGGATATGGACCGTGGCCGACATCCCCTTGCGGCTCCCGCCCTTCGGCGCCCAGCCCGGGCGGTCGACGTGGATCACGATGCCGCCGGCACGGCGCACCGCTGCGGCCTCGTTCGGCCGCTGAAGGTCGTCCACCAGCACGAAGCCGTCGAGGGGCGCCAGGCGGCGCTCCCACTCGTTCACCAACAGGTCGGAATGGACTGTCATGCGCGCCCAATCCTCGCAAAGCGAGCGGTGCAGGTGCATGGCGCTGAAGTTGCCGAAACGGTCCTGCGGGCGCTTGCCCGGCTCGCCTGCAATCTCGTCCTCGGTCAAGCCGAAGCCCGCGTGCAGCATGTCGCGCACGGGGTCGGTGAAACGAAGCCTTTGGAACCCATGGTCGTTCAACAGACGACGGGTGACGATCGATTTGCCGCTACCGGAAACTCCCAGGAGCGCGATTACTTTCGCCTTCGCGCTACTCACGGCTCAATCCCCCCGGATGATCGCCACCCGCGCCCCCGCGCGACGGTGAGTTCCTAATGACGCATCCGGGACAATTATGCAACAGCGTCATCAGGTCGCAAGGTTGAGGCCAGCCCCATCTGCCAACTGTCGCTCAACCCGGAAAAGCGTAGTATCGGCGTCGAGGGTGTTGTTGGTAATAACCCACCCATAAAGCCTTCCTACAAAGTTTTTCGTACCGTCGTGATGACCGCCTAGAATTGCCTGAATTGATGCGCCGTATGTTATGGTAGGGTGATCTGTTGCGTTTAGCGTTTGAATGCCATTTGCACGCCCCGTCGTTGGCGCGGTCTGCATGCTCGCCACCTTGTCAACGCCACCAGCAAGCCCGGAACTACTGCCAGGCGTATATGAACTACCGCTTACATATACATAGTAATTCTGACCGCCATCAACACCGAAGCCCCATGCGTAATTTGTTCTTGTGTCGATCGCTATATTTCGAGGGTTTGCAAATACAACTTGTAGCGATGTTTCTACACTTTCACGGCGAAGCATGAACACGCCGGTTGCCTGCGGGAAGTTGAAATATCCCGGTGCGCCGATCGCGTACCGCTCCTCCCCGTTCATCTCCAGAAAATACACCCCGCCTAGTTGGCGCATGTAAGCCTGCTTGTCGGGGTCGTCCTGGTAGGCATACGTGCCGAAGCCGAACTGGTCGTCAATCAAGGCGACCTTTGTGTCAGTCTCGGCCGGGATGGTCCTTGCGATGTCCTGCCAGCATGTTGCCGGTGAAACTTGGCTCCACGCCCCCTTCGTTACACCGTATTGTGTCACGAGTTCGGATGGCGTTATCGGGTCATCATCGACATTGCCCAAAGTCAGGTTCACGCGACGAATTGCAGAAAGGTTCCCGTTTCCATCCATCATCTGAATATCAACGCGGTAAATATTATCCGGCGCCTCGATGGGGGGTTTTTCAAAGTCCCTAGCTGCAAGTCGCAACTGCGTCCCGTATGTAGCAAAATACTTAGCCGCCGGCCCGCCAACGATCCTAAGCTGCGCAGGTTTATTGCTTGTTATGGAGTGGATGCCGAACTTGTTTTCGTTTTGGGAAAGTTCGAGTGATGACGTGATGATGGGCGGCGAAAAGTCGCTCGGGTTCATGTTGATAAAGGCGCCGGGAGGATTATTCCCCGTCACCGGCTCAACATACGAAGTCGGTCCCTTCGACACGATTACCGTGGATGGGGATAGCGACGCCATGCCGCCCTTTTCAACGCGAATAACGGCGCTGGTAGTCAGGTCTTGTTCGAACCTGCCGCCGATGATGCGGACCATGCCAAAATCGAATACCGATATGTTGGCCTTGGCGTACTTGTTAAATCCAGCATTGTCGCCGGGCTCAATTCCGACGCAATCTTTCATAATGCAATATCCCCATAGGCGGAAATTCCTATGGCAATATCTGGATGTCACCCGCTCTAGGACGATGTTATCACCCTTAAAGTCAACACCACCATCGGTGATATATTCCAGCAATACATCCTGCACTAGAATACTATGATTGCGCTTCTCTCCAGCGATACCGTCGCCATTCTGATAGACGTTCTTGCTGTCGATGATATTGCGTATGGTGCCACGGCGTATGATGATGTCGTGCGCGGTTCCATCAAAGACGATGCCACTGGCAAAATTGTCGTTATCCTGCCTTTCGCCGTCGATGTAAAAATCCTCGATTAGGATATTATTGCTGTCACCAGTTTCCAGCTTAACGCCGAACTTAGAAAATCCCTTTACGTTGATATTGTCCACGGTAAGGCCCGTGACAGTAGGAACTCCCGCGCCGCTCGCCGCATCGTTCGTTATGAATGCAGCGACGTTGATGGCATCGCAGTGTGAAACGATTAGGTTCGAGATGGCTTGTCGCGCACGGATACATCCGCGCCCTTGGTTCCGAAACTCGATAAACATGAACGTCATGTTGTCGCAGCCGGCATTTAGGCGGAACACCTCTTTGCCGTAAACTCCGGCCGCGGTGTCGGCCTTGGCGTCCCACTTATGGGTGCCCGCGGTGTCCACCATGCGACTGCCGACAAGCACGGCCATCTTGTTGTTGCCGGCGACATCGACGCCCCGGATCACGACATTGCCATTCGTGAGGGTGCGGGTCGTGTCCTGGATGTAGTTTCCCGCGTCGGCGCGAAGCCATATCTCGCCGCCGGGCGGAAGGGCTGCGGCGAAGGTGTTGAGGCTGGCCAGGGTTCCGGCATTTTCCCAGCTTGATCCGTTGCCCGAGCCCTTCGCCGTTGGCGCGATGTATCGGATGGCCGTGGGGCGGAACCGGGGCGTCGACAGGCACCCGTAGGTGAGCGCAGCGTAAGTCACGACACCACCGCCGTGTTGCCGTCCAGGTACAGGACGCCGCCCTCGATCGACACCGCGACACCCGACGAAACCCCGCCGGTGCCGTTGTGGTTTGCGGTGTTCAACGGCGCGGTGCCGTCACTCCTGCGGATCAGCAATGGCGCTGCACCGCGCTGGCGCAGGAACCACACGAGGCCATCCACGGGCGGCACGTTGACGATGATCGAGGATGTTGCTGCCCCATTGGCGATCGAGATGCGCGAACCCGCCTGTTCGGCCGTGAGCGTGAAGGGGCCGGCGCCATTCAACAGGACAAGCGACGGCGTGGTGGCCAGGCGCATGATCTTGCGGAAACTCGGTATGCGGATCGTGCCCGAGCCATCGGGAAGCGGCACGTCATAGAACCCATCCGCGTTCGGCCCGCCATCGGCCGGCGCGGTCATCAGGTCCACGATGTTGTCGCGGGTTTCGGCATACATGGTCGTGAGTTGGACGAGTGCCGCGGTGGCGTCCGATAGTTCCGACATTACATAGCCCCCTGCTTGAACTCGATAACCTCCAAAACGGAACCCATCTTGATCGTGAGGGGTATGTTGTCCGTTTCGGTGTTATATACATTGAACGCGATAGTGTGCTGTCCGGCGGCAAGGCCGGTTATGTATTTGAACGGAGTAACCGTCGATCTGGCGTTACTGTTTTGCTGGTCAAATACGTTGTTTTGCTGTCCGGCCGGATACGAAACATTGCCATCCACGACGATGCTGCAATTATACTGAAGATCGTCTTGGCTCCAGAATGAACCAAAGAAAGTGACTTTCAAGGCCGTATTGGCTTGCGATTTAACGAACGTGACGGATGCAACCGTGTCAACATTGCCGCGCGCAACCGAATAGTCGGATTGCGTTTCCTGAAAGTTGATGCTCATTACGGCGCCGGACTCAATATTGGCCGACTTGACAGCATTTGCCGTTAGCGTGTTGACGCGCACGTTGTTAAGGATTGCGCCTTGTTCATCCACGTAAAACAGGGCTTCCCCGGTGTCAGGGTCCGTTATGCTGAAGGCATCCGCGGTAAAGTCGAAGATGCCGGTCTTGCCGTCGTTGTAGGCATCGTATCCGATGATCTTGCCATCGGCCCTAACCCGCAACAGGGCGCGCGACACGGTGCCGTTCTCATTGGCGAGCACTGTGTTGATCTGCTCGATGGCCCCTTCGTTCTCTCCGAAACGGGCGCTCAATTCGACAACTTCCACGACGCCCGCGACTTCCTTGGTCACGAACACGCTTTCGCCGCGCAGCACCACAGCCTTGCCGCCCGGCGCGACCGCGACCATTATTTCGATGATCGAGCGCAGCGCGCTATCCGCCTCGATCCGGTTCTCCTCCGCGCGCTGGAACAGGGTCATCGGCGTCGCGGCGTCGGGGCCGGCGAGATACAGGCCACGATCGCGCAGCCGGCGCACTTCGGCGTCCGCGATCTCCAGCAAGGTCTTGGCGTTGTTCGCCGCCACGTCGCCATCGGCATCGTCGAGCGCGAGCGCCGTGGCATTGCCCGCCAGGATCGGGTCGGACCGATTGCCGGACAGGTCAACGCTGCGCAGCCACACCCACCGGCGGTCGCCGGGGTTGAGCCCTTCGATCACGAAGGCGCCGTTCGCCGCGGAGCCGATTAGCGCGGCGTTCGCGAGTGAGCTGGTCGACGCGGCCAGCACCTCGACGAACGCAAGGTCGCTGTCGATCGGGTTGAACCACGACAGGCGGATCGAGCGGTACGCGCCGACTGTCGAGACAGGCGACGGCACGCCGGGCGCCTCGGTCTTGCCGACGATGGCGTGATTGTCCTCCGTCACCCATTCGGAGGAGGCGCCAAATTCGGTCACGGAGCGCACGCGCGCGGACCACACGGCCTCGGGCCGCACGGGAGGCGAAAACACCGTAAGGAGCGACGCCAGGGCCGTTCCGTTGGGGTTCGGCATCCACAGGCCATCCCCCTCGCGAAACTGCACCTCCCATCCCGCGATCAGGACCGGGCTGGAGCCCGGCGGCGTGATGTCCACGGCGATGCGCACGGTGGTGGTGCCATCCTGGAGAACGTCGATCACGCTGTCGTCGGATCGCAGCTTGATCGAGCGCGGGGCCGCGGGGCGCACCATGCGATCGGGATAGGGCTGCGTGATGAAGCTGGAGAATGCCGGGATCGGCTGCGTGTCGCTCGCGTGGATGGCTGGATCGTATGCCACCAGCGACAGCGTACAGGACAGGTCTTCGCCGGCATCGATCCGCTTGACGATCATGGGCGCGCTTTCGAGCCCCGTTTCGCCGAACATGAACAGGTCGTCCTCCTCCGGCGCGACCGATGGCGACACCGGCGCGCGGAACATGGCCTGCCGCGCGATGCCGTCGACCACCTGGAGCGAATAGACCGCGCTGGCGCCGTCCGATCCGCGGGTGCGCAGGGCGTAGGTTTTGCCGGCCAGCATCTCGATCTCGCTGTCGAGTTGGACGCCGATCACCTGCCCGCCGCCGAAGATGCGGCCGATCACGCGGCCGAACCCGAGCCCGGCCAGGATCACGTCGTGCGTAAGCTGCACGCGGCTCCCCATGGCGCAGCGCAGGGCCTCGACATCCATCGACACGCGATGCTCCTCCGGCCGGAGGATGGCGACGGCCAGGTGGTAGCGGCCCTCGCGCCACGCCTGCGCCCTACTGGTGCATCCCAGCGTCAAGTCCAGCGTTTCGAACTCGGTAGAATTGGCCTCGTTGTACCCATCATCATAGACAGGCACTTCATCCTCGGCGTAATCCTTCTCGGCATTCTTGAAGCGAACGCGCAGGCAATGCGGGCGCTTTACGAACGTCTTGTTGCCAGAATATCCCCACGAGTTGCGCGGGGTGATATGCTGCACTGGAGTTGGCTGCGCGACATCGCGGACAACCGAGAATAGGCCGTCGCGCATGGTGTAGCTTGCCCGGCCTACCGCGGCGATTTGTCGCAGGACATTGAAGACGCTGCCGCCCTCGAACACCCCGTTGAACTCCCACTTTGGATCGCAATCAACCGCCCATTGCTGGATGTAATCTAGGTCAATCCGGCTATCAGGGATCAGGGTTTCACGGCCTCGGCGGCGCAGGGTGTCGGCGTATGCCCATGCCGGGCTGCGCGTGATCTGGTAACTCCAGGCACCCCCGGCGCGGACGGGCAGATAGCTTTCCGCGATGCAGTTGATGGTGTTGGGCACGCCGTTCAACTGGTCCGACGCCTTCAGGCGCACGGCGATCAGGGTCACGCCCTCCATGTCGACGGGCTTGTCATCGATCACCGATCGCAGCGCGGTCCATGCGCTGTCGTCGATCTGCGCGGAGCCGTCGCTGTTGCGCACGCCGGCCGCGGTCGTGCGGATCAACTGGATGTCGTACTGGCCCTTGGGCACCTTGAACGCGCCGGTGAACCGGGCGGCCTCCTGCGACTGCGCCTTGGCGGTGATCCGGCCATTGGAGCCGGTCACGCCGTCGTAGTTCGACACCCACCGCGCCTGCTGCCAGGTGCCCGTTGTGCCGGTCGCGCGGTACTGCACCAGTATGTTGACGGTGCGGCTCTCCTTCGCCCCCTTTTTGGTGTAGCCGATCAGGCCCTGCGGGAACGCCACGTCCACCTGCACTTCGGTCGTGTTGGGGCGCGTGGTCTGCTGCACCTCGGCATTCGGTGCGAGCACGATGCCAAGGCTCTCCTCGCGCACCTGCCGCGAAAACAGCGTCAGTTCCTTGTTGCCGGCCCACCCGTCGGGGCCGCCCTCGTGGACCTCGTATTCAGCGTTGGCGAACAGGTCGAAGTCGGTGTCACCGATCCGCAAGTCGGAGATGCGCAGCGGCCCAAAACCGGCGATCAGGAGCATGCGGATATACTGGTCGCTGCCCTGCACTTCGGTGTACGGCCGGGCGGCCAGCATCGGGAACAGGCGCATCTTGCCGAACACGCGCGGGATTTGCGCATAGGGCTCCATGCGGTTCGACGTGCCGGTCAACTGGTAGCGCGGCTTGGCGCTGTCCGACGAGGTGAGCCCCGGCGGCGGGATCAGCGCGTTGAGCGCGAGCGTGGCAACGGTGGTCGCCGTCGCCACCAGCGCGGCGGAGATGCCGGCCGCGGCGGTCGCGCTGCCCCCGGCCAGCCCGGCCACGAGCCCGGAGCCCGGCCCCAGGAAGTATGCGGCGGCAGCGACGACGGCCACCATCACCACGATACGGAGGATGTTCTTTCCGCCCTTGCCGGCGGGCAGGACGCGGACCGTGACCACGTACCCGGCCTTGGGGCGAACCTTGCTCCAATTCTCGCGCGCGATCGTCATCTCGCCGATCATGGCGTGCAGATGCGGGTGATATGCCGGCGGCATCCCCTTGGCGACGGCGGCCACGTATTCGGCCACGGTCGCCCCTTCGGGCACCTCGACGTGAACCGGCTGTGCTGCCGCAAACGGCGAGCGCTGAAGATAAACCTCCGGCGGAAGCGGCGGCAACACCTCGACGCACGGCTTGTTCTCGATCGTCGCGAGTGCCCCCACCCGTTTTCCCCTTAGTCGGTGCGGGCGATCTCCTCGCCGGCACCACCCCTGAAACGCCAGAACCCGACAACCCGATGCTTCCACACCATGCCGTCGTAGCGCTCCCCAGCGCTATCTGCGTCCTCCGCGCTGTGTAGCATCCAACACCCCCCGGCAACAATGCCAACGTGCAGCGGATTGCCGGCGATGCGGAGCACGATCACGTCGCCGGGCTCCTCTTTGCCGGGCTCGATCTCGCGGAAGTGGTGGTGCGCCGCCTGGTTCACGATCGCGCCCACCTGCGCGCGCGCCGCGCCAGCATCGCCCTTGTTCCATGTCACACCCTCGTAGGACGGCGGTTCCTTGCCGAACACCTCCGCCAGCACGATCCAGGCGAGCCCCCAACAGTCGCACCCATCCTTGCTCCGGCCGCCCATGACGTGCGGCAAGCCGATGTACGGCTCCACCCACCCGGGCAGCATCAGAACAGCCCCGGGAAGCGCTGCGGCGTCATCGTGAGCGATACCGGCTCCTGGAAAATCTGCTCGATCTGAAGGCTCCCCTCGACGTAGTTCATATCCCAACTGCCGGTGCGGAGCGTGAAGTCGTACAGGCCCACCTCCACGATGTCAGGCTGCGACGCGAGCACCACTTCGATGTCGCATAGGGGTGGCTCGACCATCATGCGGAGCGCGGCCGTTATCTGCCGATCGATGTTGTCCACCTTCAGCTTCGCGGTGGTCGCGTTTTCCGCGTCTTCTCCGGGAAGTTCGATCGAGAACGGCAGGCCGATATACCACAGTGGACCCGTGCCGTCGTTGCGCGCCATGTCCTGAAAATCATTCACCAGCCGGATCGGATTGGTGAGCGTGGCGTGCTTGATCGTGACACAGACAAGCCAAACCTCATCCGTTTCGGATGCGTTTGCCGACGCGAGTGCGGCCGGCGATAGCGTGCGCTGTACCATCAGAAAAGCCGATCCACCTGGAACGTGGCGATCATGTCCGCGCCGGCGGGCGTGAACTTCGGAGGCGGCTTGCGGAAGCGCATCGTGACCGGCAGGCGGGTGTACGGATGCACCCAATCGAAGCGGCGCGAGCCATAGCTAAGGGTGCCGTTGAAAAACCCCACGAACACGTCGTACTGCGCCCGCGTGAGGCGCATGGACATGGTAAATGGCGTCCAGTTCACAGTGGTGCGGGGGCGCACCTTCGGCGGCCCCGCCTCCATCGGGCTTTCGATGTTCACGTCCGGCAGGGTTTCGCTGTAGCCCTGCTGGTCAACAAAGGCCGGCAGCGACGCCGGCCAACTCGCGTTCGCCATAATAATTCCCCCACCCCGCGCCGCTTCCTACTTCTCGGAAACGGTGCGCCCCAAACCATACTGCGCTTGCAGGTCGGTATCATAGTTTCCGTTGCGGATGCCGCTTTTGACGCTGTCGCGGATCATCACGGCAAACTGGCGCTCCCCGTTCGACCCACGGCGCTCCTGCACCTGCGGCGTCTCCGTGCCCTTGCTGGTCCGCATGTCGATCACCTGGACGGACACGTTCGCGCCGCCCCCGCCGCCCATGACCTTCAGCCCCAGCTTGCCGTCGCCGCCGCGCGCGAGCGGGAAAATGCCCTCGGTGCCAGCCTCGCCCATCAACCCCTTGCGCCCGCCGGACATATCGAACGACGTTGGCCGATCGACGATGCCGCCATTGGCGAACGGGATATGCGACCCGCCCGAGAACACGTTGCCGTTGGCGCTTGCTGGCCCCCAATTCGCCGCCTTCGAAGTCGCGCCCGCGCTGGTCGCGCCGCCGCCCTTCGCGCCGAACACGCTTCCGATCGCGCTCTCGCCGAATTGCTCCAGGATGTTCAACAGCGGCGAGATGGCCAACTTCTGCACCATCTTGTTGACCCATTCGAAGCCCGCCCGTTCGAGCCCGACGAACATCGCCTTGCCGGCATCCTCGCCATCGCGGAACGCTGCGATAAAGCCGTCGCCGATCGCGCCCTTGGTGTCCTCCACCATATCAACCCACGCCGACTTCAGCGCATCGACGCGCTCCAGGTGGCCATCCAGGGCCGCCTGCGCGAGCACCAGTTGCTCCGTGATCTTGAACTGCTCTTGCGCCTCCGCGGATGCTAGGTCGACGCCCATGGCCATCATGGCGCGCTTGCGCTCCATCAGCGCGGTTTGCACCTTCAGTTCGATGCCCGCGAGGCGCGACAGCGCGTACTGGTCGGACATGGCGTCCACCTGCTCGCGCATGCCGATCGTCGTCGCCTTCACGCCCGCGGTGCGGCTGGCCGCATCCTCGTCGCGCACGCGCTTCTCCGCGTTGTCCTTGTCTTTCGGGCCGGCATTGGCGCGCGCCTCGTCCACCTTCACCTGAAGCTGGAGATTGCGCAGTTCGGCGCTACTCGATGCGGCGGCCTGCGCGCGGAATTGCGCGATCACCTGCGCGCTTTTGGCGACGGCGTTCGCGGTGGTCAGGCTCTCCTTGCTGTCAAAGTCCTTCATCTGCGCGTTGGCGAGCGGGTCACGCCCTTGCTTGCGCAGGAGGTTGGCGCGCTCCGCGGCTTCCGCGCGGCGCGTCTCGTAGGCGCCTCCGCCGCCCTCCAGGGCCTCGATCTGCCCGCGACGCACGATCGCCTCGTCGTCGAGCGACTTCATCGTCCGCGTGTCGGCAAGCTGCTGCTCTGCGCGCTTCTGGTCGGCAAGCGCCTTCGTGTAATCGATCACGATCTGCGCGTTGTCGGCCATGGTGTTGCCGAAGGTCTTGTACTTCCACGTCAGGGCCTCGGCGCCCGCCTCCATGTCGATCTGGTCGCCCGCAAAGTCGGCCATGGCGGCACTTAGCTGCGTGGCGCTGGTCGCCGCTTGCTTCATGTCGGCAATGGCCTTTTGCGCCTCCAGGGACCGCTGCTGCACGATTGCGGCCATGGCCGTCGCCTGCCCTGCGCCCTTCATGCCGGCCGCCTGCGTAGCGATGTCGACGCCGCCACCCAAGTTGCCCGCCAGCGCCGCCGCGAGCGCGGCGTTGTCCTTGTTCAACGCCGTCAGCGGGCTATCCGCCTTCGATCCGCCGCCACCCTTTTTGTTGCGCTTTTTGTCGGACGCAGCCTGCTCCTCGCGGGCATCCTTCAGGCCGAACTCCAGCTTGCGCATCTCCGCGAGCGCGGCATCGGCCTCGCCGCGCGCGTTGCGCGCCTGCTCATTGATACCGCCCTTGCCGTCGCGCTTGCGGTCGCCGCCGGCAATGGCCGTCACCAGCTTGCCATATTCGGACCGGCCGCGGGCTTCCATGATGACATTGCCGGTGGCGATGCCTTCCATGGCCAGGCGCCGCGCGCTGGCGAGCGCGATCAGCATGGCGCCTTCCTTGGCGGCAGACTTGACGGCCTGGTCCTCCAGTTCCTGATAGCGCTTTTTGGCATCGACGAGTGCCTTGGTGTAGTTGTCGATGTCCTTTTTGCGCTCCTCCTCCTTTTTGCGCTGGCCGGAATACTTATCCTCGGCATCGGCAGCGAGGCGTTGAATTTCCTTCACGCGCTTGATCTCGTCGGCCTGCTGCTTTTCCTTGGCCTGCTGCGCGCTGGTGAGGTTGGCCGGCTTGTCAGCCACCCATCCGTCGATCCACGCGGTCGCGCTGGCGGCGGCGTTCACAAGGGCGCGCTCGATCTCGGACGCCATGAACAGTTCGCCGATATGGGCCTTCAGGCTGTCGTAGGAGTTCGACAGGCGGGTGTTCGCCTTCTCCACGGTGTCGGGCATCGTTTCGAAGCCCTTGCGCGCCTTCTCGGTCTGCGAAAGGATGGCGGCGAACACCTTGTCGGCGGTCAACTCGCCGGCCGCGCCCATCGCGCGCAACTCGCCCGTCGTCTTCCCCATGCCCTCGGCAATCGCCTTGGCGAGGGGTGGCATGCGCTCCAGGATCGAGCGGAGTTCGTCGCCATTCAGCTTGCCGCTGGCGAGCGACTGGCCAAGCTGCGTCATGGCCCCTTCGATGTCGAAGGAGGAGATATTGCCGGCCGCGCCCAGCTTCTGCACCGTCTCGACGAATTGGAGCATTTCGCCGCGCGACGCGCCCAGCGCTTCGGAGTTCTGCGCGAGCCGGGCGAAGCTGTCGATCGTGCCGTTGAGCCCGACGCCGACATCGTTCGATATTTTGGTCAACTCCTGCATCGACAGGGCGGCGGCCTGCTGCGACTTCAGCGCGCTCGTGAGGCGGCTTTCATAGGCCGCGTACCGATCCTGCGCCTCCGCGAGCGGCCCGAGCATTTTGATGAACGCGATCGTCGCGACAGCCGCTGCGGCGCCGATCAGCCCGAGCCGGCCGGCGGTGGTGCCAATGACCGTCTCGAACCCCTGCATCACGCGCGTGGCGCCGGCAGCGGCATTGCCGATACCGCCCGCTCCGCCGATATTGAGCCCGGCGCGCTGCGCCTCCCCGCCCACGACGTTGAGGAGCCCCTTGCCCACGACAAGCGTGTTCCACAGCCGCGTGAGGAGCCCGGTGGCCTTCTCCCCGCTGCCACCCACGCCGTCGATCGCATCCGCGGCGTCGTTGACCTCCTCGGTGGCCTGGTCGGCCGCGGTGCCCAGCGCGTTGAACGTGGTGGTGGTCTTGATCGTGCTGGCGGCGAGCCCGCTCATGGCGCCCTGCGTGGCGCGCATGGAGCCGGACAGGGAGGTGATCGCCTTGCCGGTGGCAGTGATAGCCACCTCCTCGCCGCGCGCCGCCTTGGCGTAATCCTCGGCCGCCTTCACGGCATCCTGCGTGATGCGGTTGACCGTCTCCACGATCTTGCCGGTCGCGGTGGTCGTTTCGGAGCGCTTTTTGGTCGCGGCGGTGAGTTCGTCGGTGGCGCGCTTCGCCTTGTCGACGGCCTTCGTACCCTCCTCGACCTTTTTGGTGTTGTCCGCTTGGGCCTTGCCGCTCTCGCGCGTGGCTTTGCCTACCGCGTCAGCGGCATCGGCAACGGCGATAATTTTCTTCGCGGCGTCCTGCGCGGTGGTCGCCGCCTTGTCGAGCGGGGTGGCGTCGACTGCGAAGCCAAGCGGTGCAATGTCCATCTATTCGTCCCCCGACACCGGCGGCTTAGATGGCCGTCGCGATGCGATGTAGGCGTTGTCGATGGCCCTGATTGCGCGGACCTCCCATGGTTGAATGCGAGTATCGCATAGCGCCTGCCAGTGCGCCAGTTCGGTGAATGACAGCGGGTTCGGCCCAAAGCCGTTCCCCGTTCGGGCCTCGTGCAGTTCGACGAACCAGTCCCAAACGTATTCTATCTCATCCGGGAACTCGGGCACCTCGGCATCATCGGCCGCCTCAAACACGAAGCCCTGCGCCACCAAGGCCCGTTCATGGTCTGATACCGTTCCTCCGGCGATTTCTTCATCACCGGAGAAATAGTATTCAGCATAGGCGATTAGGCTTCCGACGATGCCTTCGTAAAATTCGTGCGATCCGCCATAAAGCGGTCGGCCTGGTCACGCGCCACCGGATAGCTCTTGTAGAGCGCAATGGCGCCGTCGCGGCTGAAGGGGATCGGCTCGCCCTTGGTGTTCAAGATGCCGAACCAGTCGGTCGTCATGTCGGCCAGCAATTCGATGTCGTCCAGCCGGGCGGCGTCCAGCGCCTTCTCCTCGGTCATACGCTTGTCGCGCCCGCGCTTGATCCGCTCGCGGGTGACGCGCTGGTTCGCGCGGCGATAGTCGTCGCTGTCGGTCCCGAGCAACACGAGGCCCGTTTCCTCCTTCTTCGCGTTCAACAGCGGCTCGCCATCGACGCGCTTCAGCGGCATGCGCTCGCCCTGCGTTGCGCGGGTGATCGTGTCGATTGCGTCGAGTGCAAAATCAAGGTCGTTCATGGTATTCCCCCTGTGATATAATCAGGCCGTGCGGCAAGGTGGCCCCCGCGCGTAGCGAGGGCCGGTTTGGCTTAGGTCGGGTTCGAGCGCTGCACCGTCATGGTGGTGGCGTCGGTGCCCGCGCCGCCCGCGCCCAGGAGCGCCTGGAACGCCGACGTGGCGATCACCCCGCCCTGCGCGGCGACGGTCTTCGAATAGCCGGACAACTTCACGCGCTGCATGTTGAACGACAGGAACGCGGGGCGCCCCACGCCGGCAGCGGTGGCGACTGCCACGATGTCGACGATCGTTTCGTTGCGAAACGCCTTCAGGAGCGCGGCATCCTCGACATAGTACGACACGTTGCCGGTGATGACCGTTGGGCCGTAGAAAATATCCACGCCCTGCTTCGATCCCACGACGGGATCGCTCGACATCCCGAGCGCGATTGATAGGTCGAAGCCCGTCACCGTGCCGCGCTCGATGCCTGCCAGGCGAAGCGATCCGCCGGGGCCTGCCAGGATGTCGTCGGTGCCAGCCGGCGTCGGGTTGGTGAAATACGGGACCGTATCACCATCCGCGAGCACCTTCAGGTCGAACCCGCGCGACATCACGTCGAAGCTGGCGGTCGCCATGCCGTTCGGCGGAATGCGGAACTGGCCGGTGTTGATGCGGCTGTCGATGTAGAGTTCCGTGTGGCCGGCATCGACAAGCGGCTGCTCGATCGTGAACAGCTTTTTCTGGATGCCGTTGAGCACCTTGTCGCCGATGACCACGAACGCGGTAGCGGCGAGCGCGGCGTGCGCGGCCGGGCCGGGCGTGACGGCGATAACGCGGTTGCTCGCACCGCTAAAGCCGGTGATGCGGAACTGGCCAGCGTCGTTGCCGGTCGATCCCGTGGTGCCGATGATGTCACCGATACGGAAGCCCTTGGCGATCGGGTCGCCTGCGGTCCACGTAAACGTGCCGCTGCGCGCATCGACGCGCGCTGCCGCAAGCTGCGTGAAGTCGGATGCGGCAGCGGTAACGCCGTCGGTCCAGGTGCCGCGCATCAGCGCCTCGATATACTGGTCGTACGTCGAGTTCGAAAGTTCGCCTTCGATCGAGCCGGCGCCGCGCTCCATGCCGTGCCGCATGTCGCTGATTTGCTGGTCGGCGCGAACCTCGTTCGAGGAAAAGCTGTCCTTGGTCAGCGTGAGGCTGGACGACACCTTGCGCAGTCGCTTCGCGCCGGCAGCGCCAGGCGCCACAACGGTCCCGAGCGTCGCCTGTGCGGCCGATACAAGATCGACCTGAATTGCATGTTGAACGGCCATTGAACCCCCCTCTTGAACCCCGCCCCCGCGGGTTAAACTGCAACGATGGTGTGACCCAGCGTTGTAACGATAATCGGGATCGACACCCACTTGGGCTCGATCACGCGACCTTTTTGCTCCGCCTTCGTCACCAGCGCCTTATCCCCGCCGTATGCGAGGGACAGGCGCGGGACGGAAAAGGCTTCGATAATCTTCCCCGCGGGCTCGCTGGCGGCGCGCGTTCCACCCCCCGATGGAAAGAACAGCGTCGCCATGCAAAGCGTTACGTGCTCCTGTACCCCAATGGACGTTCGGATACTAGACGCCGGCACCTGTCGTTCGCGGATATACGGGGTGCCAAGCGTCGGCTCGTACACCTCGTCTTCCCACTCCCACTCCTCCCACCCAGGAAGTGCGGCGATCAGCGCAGCGCGGAAGGCGGAGCGGATGTTTTCGTGGTAGTTTCCAGCACTCATTTATTCAGCCCCAGCTTGACGATCGCGCCCTCCACGAACTGCCGCCAGCGCGCCAGATTGCGCTGCACCATCAGGTCGCCCACCTGCGTCGATGTCCCGAACTCGCGGTATCGAGCATAGTTCGCGTTGTTCGTCATCCAGAAGGTGTAGGCGCCCTTCAGTTGCGGGATCACGCCGGCCAGCTTGGCGATGCTGCGGCCCTTGTCGGCCTCGCCGCCCTCTTTCCCGGCGAACTCCTCCGGCTGCTCGACGACATCGGAGCCGGGTGGCTTCAGGGACGGCTGCCAGTTGCCCACGAGGAAGCCGGTATCGATACGCGTGTCGTCGATCACGGCCTCGCACAAGTCTTGGATGGCCACGCGGCCGACGGCCTCCAGCTTATCCGGCACCTTGTCGGCCCACGCGGCAAGCGATAGCCGAAAGGCGTCGTTGTCGGCCATCAGCGCTCGCCGTAGGCTTTCGTGAAGATCGCGCCGTCCGCGGCCGGATCATAGGTCGCGGTCCACACCAGCTTCCAGGTGTGGTCGCCCCATGGCATCTCGTCGCCGGGCTGCGGCGTGAAGCGCTGGTCGTGAGCGATGTAGAACTCGGAGATATTGCGCTTCTCCAGCGTGCCGACGGCGAACTCCGCGCTCTTGCCTGCGGGCAGGCCAACGGCCTTCACGGCGCTGGTGATTATGGCCGCTCCGCCGCCCGTTTGCGTGATAGGATCGCGCATGGTGCGACTATTGCGCACGATCGTGGTGGCGGTGCCCTTGCTCCCGATCAGCCGTGTGGCTGTCGCGTAGAACGCATCATACTTCGCCATCATCAGCCCCAACGTCGTCGTGCATGCCGATCGCGAATGCCGGCGTGGCATCGGTCGGCGAAAAGAATGGCGTGGGCCGGCGCGGCTTCTCGGCATCGCGCGCATAGGGCTTCAGGAGCGCGGCGACGGCGGAGAACACGCGCTGCGTTGGCGCCCCTGCGGCATAACTGACGGAGATGGGGCCGACGCTCTCGGACACGATCGCGCCGCCCCGGTCCACGTTCGTGTAAAGCGCCTCGCCGGACAGGTCTGCATGGGCGGCTTGTCCGCACGCTTGCTTGACCTTCGGCGGCACGGTGTTGAACACCCGCCCGCGCCCGTCTGACAGGTCGCGGCGCGGGAACTCCAGGGCCTGCGCGGGCGGGTTCAACACCTCGCCCTTGTAGGTCCAGTTGGTGTCGACGTACTGCGTGCCCTTGCGAAGGGACACCTCGACATCGGCGTCCTCTTTGCCCTCGGGGATCGCGAGGCCATAGGCGACGCAATAGGCGCGGAACTCCGCTACCGACTGGTAGCTGTCCGCGTCCTCGCGCCCCGTGTTGTCCTCGACGATCAGCATCAGTCAGCGGCCTCTTGCTTGCGCTCGATCTCGGGCAGGTTGAGTGCGTCGGCCTGCGACTTTTTGAGTGCCTTGCCGAACTTCTCGCCATCCGCATCGACGGTGTACCAGCGGCCGAAGCCGAAGTTCGAAACGCCAGCGGCCACGCGCTCGCCCTTCGGGGCGGCGGGAGGGGGCGCAGGGGGCGTTTCCGGGACTTCTGGCACGATCGGAGCGGGAGGAGGCGCAGGCGGCTCCTGCGGGGCCTCGTCGGCGACTGGCGCCGGCAACGGCTCGCCGGCCCACCCGATTGCGCGGGCGCGATCAAAGATCAGCGTGTCGCGATATTCGTCCGACAGGCCGTTCC